TCAAAACGAACTCCATGTTGCCATTCCGCAGATGCCGTCAGCAGCCAATCCATGTGCTTTCTGCCATTCTACCAGTTTGGCTTTTGTACCAGCGCCAAAGATGCCATCTACCTTCAAGCCTAAATGCCGCTGCAATACAGTCACAGCATAAGACACGCCACCAGTGCAGTCCTTAGAGCCCTGACGAATCGTGGGCATGATTTTACTCACAACCTGATATGCAGTACCACTTTTACTGACCCAACGGCTAGGAGATTCACGCACATCAACATGAACAAAGCCACCTGTCACCTGTGCTCGACTATAATATCCAATGCCGCCATGCTTCTGGAAGTAGGGGAGGGAGGCTACATACAGTGCAATACGAATTGGATCGATACCAGCGATGTGAATATCCGCTGCTGTGCCAAGACAATGCTGACTACGAGAACTGCCACCGATTGAAATGTTATATGCAGGAGTACGGTAGGCAGAACTAATCAGAACCGGCTTGCCGAAGTGGTCTCGAATCTGTTGCAGAGTCTCTACAAGTTCAGTTGCCACCTTAAATTCGTCACTCCGGTCATTGCAAGCAAATTCATAGGCACAGAAATTCTTGGACAGCTTCTTGTTCCAGTCCTTCTTCATAGAATATGTAATAATGCTCATAGAGCCACACCTTCAATCCTTCTTGAGTTCCGCATTGATTTTGTTATTCTGGATATCTATCTCCTTGACTGCGGCTTCAATCATCATCTCGATAGTAGGAGTGATCTTGATATTCATCTTCTCCAGCGCGGCAATAACATACTTCTTCTTATCAGCCTTCTGAATTGCGCCAGTAACACCCAACTTCTCAGCGGCACGCACAGCCATCTGGACGATCTTATACATACCGATCTGCTTCAGGTAGGGAATGCCATAGGTCATAAATGCTGTGCCAGCAACAGTGATAACCAGCTTCACAATAACAGAGACAATCTCATTAACAATACTTGCCATAGTAGTACCTCCTGTTTGAATAAAAAATAAAGCCCGGCACACACGTACCGAGCTATGTATTAAATGTCTTTTAAATTTTGTCCGTCAATCAGGTAGCTTTCAAGAGCAGCCTTAGCTTCCTTCATGGGGTCAATAGCATTACCATCAATGCCGTGACTAAGCAGAGCCAGCAGGGCTTTCATCATCACATTGATACCATGTTCACTCTTATTTACACGCTGTTCCACGCCAGCGATTTTTCGTCCATGGTCTTCAACTACGATGTCCTGTTCCTTCTGATGCTCTTCAAGTGACAAAATCTTAGAGCGATATAAATCCAAAACCTCTTTATCATTCTTTAGTTTGCGGTCGATATCTTCCAGATGCTTGTCGTGCTCAGTGAGCTTCATATTCTGCTTTGTGTCGGGTTCTTTCGCTTTCTTGATTGCTTTTATAATGACAACAAGGGCAGCTGAAATAGCTGTAATACCACCAGCGATACTCAGAACCATTTGCCAAAGCTGTTCAATCGTAAAGCTGATAACGCCAGGAGCTGTGTGTGGTGCGGCAGTCAACAAACCAATCATTTCATCACCTCGATTCTGGTTGACAAAAATTTCACACTATGATAGAATAGTTCCGTCAAGATTCGTCGAGCGAATTTATGACGTCCTATCTTTGTATAGGTGTGTGGCGGGAGAGCTCTGGGTGTAACAGCCCGGGGCTCTTTCTGTTTTTACATATACTTTTAGTTTGTTTACTGCTTCGGCTTACATACCTTACGCCAGTGATAGTGCGGCTTGTCCTCGTGAAACATGATATAGCGCATCCAGTCATCTACATAAATGCACAACAAAGCAAGGAAGAACCATAACACAGTAAATGGCAGACAGATTTGACCAAGCAGATTGAATGGCAGGGAAGAGTAGTCCCAGATATGCAAACCAAGCATTAGATTCAGCGGAATACCCACAACAAGTTCCATGTCAGTCACAAATAACGCACCTACAAGACCCTGCTTCCACATGGGCATTTCCCACGGAATATAATTGTTCAATCCGCCGATGACCACAAAACAGATGCCGCCCACTACAGCCATAGTCCAGTGTGAGTGACCACGCCATAAAATCTCGATGCAATAATAAAGCGCCCCTCCTATCAAAAAGAGAAGCGCACATTTCAATAATTCTTTATACTTCTTTACGATTTTACTCATTCTACAACCTCCTTCAACCCGGCGGTCTCAAGATATTGCTCCAGAACAGGGTCGTAGTTGATTTCGATTGCATCCAGCTCTTCCATTGTAGTACAAGCCTTGATGGCAATTTCTAATTCCTGTTGACGCGATACAAATGGTTGCACATAAGTACCAATTGCCATAGCCAGTGCTGCGAGATCTTCATATTCCCATCCGGTGCATTCATTTCCGGTTGTGTTCCATTTCAGCTGGAATGTTTGTCCATTAGAGACGGCGAGCTGATACAGAGATAGGTTTGATGTGAGCAAAGCCTGCTTTTCACTGGTAACGCTATAATACTTGCCGTCTATCCATTGGAGTGGGTGAGATGCAAGGTATTCAGAGAGAGTAGTTTTTGACTCAGATATTTTGTATTCCTTTTGTGGTTTAAGAGCTTCTTCTACGGTTGGAACTGTGCCTGACTCAATAATTTCATAGCGGTCTTCTTTATCATCAATACCCCAGAGAGCGTCACCGGGTGCGGCAACGCTATTATGAGCATTGAGTTGTGTTGCCATTGCAGAATACTTGTCGCATTGCTCTTGTGTCTCGACTGGTTTCATAATAAAATACCCAACTTTGATTTCTTCGTCCAAATTTTTCACCTCTTCTTTCTAATAAAACAATACATAGACATGTTTAAACAAACAACATTGCTTATAAGCGTTAAAAATACAATCAGTTCCATTTTCCAATAGCAATCCAAAGCATAGTACGAAGGTCAATAGAACTTTTTGAACCATGAAGAACAAAACTAGTTGTTCCCATAGAGTCTACATTCCAATATGTGCCTGCCAAATTGGGATAAAATGGCATTGTACTAACCGAATAAGAAGAATTGCTAAATGCCGCACTAAAATTAATTGTTGTATCTTTTCCACTACAATTCGTTCTACCCCAGCATATTTGCACTCCGTTGATAAATCGGATATAGCCATCGGAATTAGAACCAAAACCATAACTAACTACGCCATTGTTTGCGCCATTGGCCCAGTCGGCATAGTGCACGACAAAGTTAGCTGGATTGTATACATACATATTAGTTCCATCTTCTCCACCCCATAACCATGTTGGCTGACCATCTTTACCAGACCAATTGAAAGTCATAGGAGCGTTAGGATCACCGCCACGTCCGAGTCTTGCTGTGGTGCCATTCAACTTGCCATCAAATTGCACTGCTTTAACAACGCCTTCGCGGCAGTCAATACCAACAGCAGTTTTTCCAGTGTATGTTTGATTTGGACAACCCGTTGTAAAAGAGAGACCATTCCATGATTCAATAACAATATTATTTAAATCTCCACCGGGACCATTAACATTATCCGTAGGACCAGAATAAATTTTTCCATGAGAAGAATCAGAGAACGTAATAGTGCCATTCATCGTTCCACCAGCAGTAGGAAGATAGTCGTGGGTATGTCCAACGTTACTTTTACCATCGAGCTTGGAATCAATTTCGCTTTCAGTATAATAGCGGCTATCGTGATTATGTCCAGCAGTAGCAAATTGATTTTTATTTATAGCTCGTAACTCATATCCATTCCAACCAGCAAGCCAACTATAATCTCCATAGTTCATACCTGATTTTGAATAGGCAAATGTGGTATTTGAAGAGTTGTCTCCTGCGTCTTTTACGCTATTGTGCGTATGTCCAGCTGCCGCCTTACCATCGACCAATGTTTTCAACGCTTTGCCCTGCGCAGCACTAAGACTTTGATCTTTGCTATCACTTGTCAAATTATCCTGAATCCCGCGCCATGTATTTGTATCGGTAAACTTCGCATCGGCAGGAACACTCTTGGCAATCGTATATCCAATTACAACAGGCTTACCATCTTTAAAATAAACAGGTTGCGTAGTTGTGCCAGCGCTTGTACCAAGTTTATCTGCAGTTGTGGCCTTTGTTGCATTTGTGGCGTTGGTTGCTTTTGACGCTGAACCGGCGGAGGTGGCATAGTCTGCGTTTGTTACGGTTGCTTCAATTTTATCTTTCATTCTTCGCATCTTATCATCTCCTTTTATATCAACCGTCTGAATTTAAATGTTAGTGTGTCAGTGCCAGTAGCAGCAACCTTGCAGGCGATTTGTAGTTTCAGTGTTTTACTTCCAGCAACGCGCAAAGTTCTAAGATAGATTGCATTGTTATTATCTGCGAGTCCGGCGTTATGCAGGAAAATCTCAGACGAATTGCCACTGTTCGTAGTACTACTATACCAACTCATAACACCAGAATAGATTTCACTGTAAAGCTGTGTGTGGCTTGAATTAAATCCACTCACCTGAACAACATAAGTTCCAGTATCAAGGCTGTTTCCAGCAATGCCGGTATCTAGCCAATCTGTAGTCAGCTTAATTTGCTTTTGAATGCTGATAACACGGCTGAAATCATCCAACTTTGTTTTATCAGTAGAAGACATAAGACCGTTTGAAGACGAACTGGCTACACCATAAGTGGTATCCGTGAATTTAGCATTAGCGGGGACAGAAGACGAAATTGTATATCCGATTGCAACAGGTTTGCCGCCAGAGAAGTAGACTGGCTGAACACTAGAACCAGCATTGGAATCCAGTTTGACTGCTGAGTTCGCAGAGCCACCAGCGCTACCAGAACCAGCATAATTGTGTGTGTGCCCGGCAACTGCATAATCACCACTACCCTTAGTCACGATCGTACCAAATCTACCACGGTCACAGTATTGCAGGTTTGAAGATGTTCCGCTGTATGCGCCATTCCAGTAGGCCATAAAAGACATCGTAGGGATATACTTATCATCCGTTGTTTTATTTGTCCAGCCGGTATTTCCAACAGCGCCCAATGTACGAACCGTTTTGCTTGATGCATCTCCAAGAGTATATGTTCCAGCAACAGGCTTACCGTCCTTGAAATAAACAGGCTGTGTTGCAGAACCAGCAGAAGATGTGAGTTTTGTCGCGGACGCTGAATTGCCAGCGCAAGAAGAAGATGTATTGGCTGAACCGGCACTAGCAACATAACCTTCATCTTTTGCAGGAGCTGAGGCAGAATAGGCTTGTTTATGGAGAGCTGTTCCGGCGTCAGCAATTGTTTTCCAGCATTCGGATGACGTCTTTTTATCTGTTGCTGTTGTACCACCAACTTCATTAGAATCTACAAGGGTCCAAGTACGACCAGAAGTGGCTCTGCCGCCTGATGCGATAGCTCGTATAACTACACCCATATAAGTACCGCTCGATTTATAAAACGCATCACAATAAGCACCATTTGTTTTGTCTGTTTTTATTGCCACTTGAATTGTATCTGCTGAAAACCCTCTGCGTACAAGCCACTGAGCATCGACGCTTGCACTTCCAGAATCTGCGTTACTACGATATACCAAACGACAGATACCATAACCTCCGCCGCTATAGTCCTGGCTAATAAGAAATGTTATACTTTTGTCAACCCATGCACCTTTATTTACATCAAGTCTTGCAAATCTATGGAACGGATAATTATTTGTATTGTCGACATTGTGCTTACAAGAATAGAATCCAATATTTGCAGTAGAATTGCCAGAACCATCATAATTAAAACTAAGCGTGATATCAGAGCCGCCAAATACAGTGCGGGCGGTAGTTAACTTCGCAGCCTTGTCAGCAGAAGATGCAGAGGTGGCTTTATCAGCAGATGTAGCTTTCGTCGCAGTAGAGGCATTACCAGACAAGTTTGCTTGAATGGTTTTATCAATAACTAAATTGCCTCCATCGTAGGTGATAGTTGCAGAGTCACCAGCGCCTGTTGATGTGTCACCCTTTTTCTTTAGCTTAATATTTGTTGCACCATTCAATCCTTGGATATAAAACGAACCAGATGTGTTATGGTCTCCAATTTGTACGTCATCACCAACCGGATTCCATGTATTGTTTGCAAAAGTAAGAGCACCGGTCATAGTTCCGCCGGCGACGGGAAGATACGGGTGTGTATGCGATGCGGGTGTAAATGTACTCGGTTTGCCACTCACATTACCCCACGCGACTGAACCGGCGCTATTTGCGTAGTTCACAGATTGACTTCCAATCGTAGCACTCGTGATAATAGTGCCAGCTTGGGCTGGGAGATAAACTTGAGACGTACTATTGTTTCCAGCGCTATAGTTTGAATCAGTAGAGTAATTGAAAATCAACCGTTCGTCACCGCCAAGGCTTCCCATTGTCCAAAATCCGTTCGTTGTTGCAATTCCGGCGACGGCACCGTAAGAACCTTTTCCCGGGAAATGACTTCTTGCAAGAACTCTATCTCTATCGCCAATCCAAGAACCGCCCGTATCTTTTTTGATCTGACCAGTAACAATTCCGCCGCTCAGAGGTAAATAGTTTCCTAGCCCGATCCAGCTTGTTAGAACTTCCTTAGACACATCCTTGATTTTTGTGCCATTATCTGTGTATCCTGCGACATAATTTAAATTTGATGCAGTCAATCCAGAACCAGCATAACCAATTTGGATAGTCTTATTGGCGTCATTGTAGTCTTTCACGCCGTTAGAAGTAGTTGCTGATGTTGCTGTGGTTGCGGTATCAGCAATTCCAGCCGTGCTTGCCTTGCCAGTAAAAGTGCCAGTTGCTGTAATTTTTGCAGTCGTTGTACCACTTGCGTTTACGATACGCAGGCTATTGGAATTATCATCTGTGAACTTCAAAACTAGATCGAGGTTATCATTGCCAGTTTCTTCACCATAAAGATCAATGCCATCAGACTGACCTGTCCATGAAAGTCCACCACGTTTCACAGGGAACGTTACACCATCATTTTTCTTGCTCCAGTTTCCACTATCAGGCCACGAAATTTTTGCAGTACCACCCATCGTTCCGCCACTAGTTGGAAGATATCCACTTAGTTTCGTATTGATTTCAGACTCAGTGTAATAACGGTCATCATGAGTATGGGAACTCGCCGCATAACTGCCTTTGGGCTGATATACACCATCTGCCTTACCCTTGATATAATTCCACAAGGTAGAAAACTTCACACGACCAAAAGAATCTCCGCCACCTGTATCCTGTCGAATAAAATAAGTATTGTCGGTTGGAGTAGCAGTCCAAGATGTAGTCAGTTTAGAAAGTAAACCATTCACTCCCGCTTCGTTATTGTTCACCTTGCTGTTCAGCTTGCCATCCATTTCAGACTCGGTATAGTATCTATCATCGTGGCTGTGGCTCTTCTGAGCGAACTTTTCTTTCAGCTTGCCCCACAGATACTGTAAGCCAGCGTAATCTAAATATCCCATAATCGACCTCCTGTCTCAGTAAGAACTGAAATCAGCTTGCCAAAACATTGTCGATTTCAGTATTTGTGATCTTTGTAATAGTAAAAATTTCGCCTAAAGCATCCCACTTAGAGCCATTCCATGCATAGTTCATTCCATTGCCAACGTCATATACATCACCAATGGTCTGACCGCTCGTGGGCAGCTTGTCCGTAGAAGCAACGGAACCCTTGTAACGATACATCGCCGTGATATCGCTCTTCAGGGCATAAGTGTTTGCCGCGCCAAATCCATCCAGTTTCTTCTTGTCAGAGGTACTCATTAAGCCGTGAGTGCTCTGTGTTGCGTCACTATATGTTGTATTGGTCGGAGTAGCCCAAGTACCATCGCCACGTAGATACTGCCCCTGTTTACCAGCAGCCGGAGCAGGAACTAGACCAGAACCACCAGCTGCCGAAGCAGTAGCAGCCTTAAAAGTGCCATAAGTAGTATTGGTGTCGGGCGGAACCTTCCAAGTACCATCAGAGCACAGATAACGGTTTGCAGCACCTGCGGCAGGAGCCGGAGCGAGACCATGCACACCAGCTGCTTCAGTAGTAGCACCCTTCATATCACTATAAGTGGTGTTATTATCATTGCCCCACTGAGCAGTACCATCAGCACTCCATCTCAGAATCTGACCAGCGGAACCACCGGCAGGAATATGCTTATTGCCGGCAGAAGTGGGGTGCGCGTAGTTATTTGCATTGGCGGCGATGCCATCCAGTTTTGCTTTGTCTCCAGAACTCATCAGACCGGCAGAACTGGTCGAAGCGTTATTGTATTTCGTATCAGGTGGAGTAGCCCATGTACCGTCACCTCTCAGATACTGTGTTGCATTAGTTGCGGCAGGGGCGGGAACAAGACCGGAACCGCCAGCAGCAGAACTTGTTGCGCCTTTAAATGCACTGTAAGTTGTGTTGTTATCGTTACCCCATTGAGCGGTACCGTCAGAGCTCCAGCGCAGGATCTGTCCAGCAGAGCCGCCTGCCGGAATATGCTTGTTGCCAGAACTGGTAGGGTGAGAATAGTTGTTTGCACCGTTCGCAATGCCATCTAGCTTAGCTTTGTAAGCAGCACTAAAGTCGTTTGTAGAAAGGCCCTTGCCATCAACTTTATCGACCTTGTCAGCTAATTTTGCTTTTATTTTCTGCCAGAAATACAGCAGGCCATCATAATCTAACCAAGCCATAAATTTCCTCCTTTACGTTGATAGGATTTTATCTATATCTGAATTAGTCAGAACCTCCATATACATAGAAGGGTCACCAGTATTCACAACCAACTCGCCATTCTCATTGGTCATAACGGTGGTGATGCCCGTACCTTTGATAGATACAGAACTTTGCTTTGCGCCGTCCAACAGGATTTTTGCTTTGCCATTAAGTGCGCTCTTGTTTGCGCCAAGTGAGAAATTGTTATCGTTCAGCAATGTCCAGTTGCCGCCCAAGTACGCATATAGCTTGTCGGGTTTCAAATAATAGATTTTTTCGGCTAGAGGAGCCAATGGTAAGTCGCTCACAACCTCTAAATCTGAACCGATTTTTACGTGAGCCGTGGTAGTGTCTCGATAGGCGTTTCCGGTGTCAAGGCAGACAATAAGCTGTCCATCGATCACTGGAGTCTTGTCGAGTTGAGATTGTGCAATCTCTAAAAGTGATAATTTTGACATCATGAAACTCCTTTTCGATAAAAATAACCCCACACTCCATTACAGAGTGCAGGGATTTATGTTAGATTATTATGTCTCAGCGTTCGCGCCGGAATCATCAAGAGCCTTCCAAGTCAGAGCCCCTTCAACGCTCTTAACGCGATTATCCATAGCAGTATTCAAACCGTCTGCATAGGTTTTTGCAGTATCGCGAGCGGCATCCGCCTTTTTAGTAGCATCAGCAGCAGCGGCAGAAATTACTTCTGATTTCGCAGCAGTCAGTTCATCCTGAGACACCTTTGCATTCCAAGCCTTGCGCTCTTCAGCGGTAATGTGCACCACAGCATCCTTGGAATGACCGTCTAGCTGGTCTTGCACCTTCTTGATCTTTGCGTCAGTCTCAGACTTGGTATAAGCATCAGGCACAGCCACATACAGACCATCCTCTTCAATTGTAATAGAGTTATTGGCTTTTGCGGACACACGCACATCAACACTGATTTTATTGTCATCAGAAACAGTCACAGTTGCAGTAGAAGTTGCCACGCCGATATAAATATCAATCAGGGAGCCAACAGGAATCTTAATAACCTCGCCGGTGGTAATAGTCAGCTCGATCTCATGAGTCTCGGTGTTATAGATACCACTCTTTACAACCAAGTCCTTGCCCAACGCAATCGTCAGAGTGTCGCCGCCAAATACAGGCAGCTTGATAGTGCGAGTTTCTGCATCGTAGGTAGGCGCATGAACAACGCCGGTCAAAGTGGTTGTGACAGGTTCGTCGTTCTTTGCGACACTGATAACGCCATCCTTATATGTAACGTCAGTGACATACAGACCCTTCTTCTGCTCAACAGCCTCAATCTTGGCCTGCACATAGTCAGCAACTGCCTTGGTAGTCGGGACATCATCGTTGGTAGCATCCGCCGGGATCTGTGTAATAGTCTTCTTATTCAGCTGCACAAACTCCACACCATTCCAGATATGCATGGTATAGTCAGTCATGCGGAAGTAGATAACACCTTGTACCTGCCCAGCAGCAGGCAGGGAAGACACCATCTTAGTGCTCTTAGTGTACTCAGTTGTACCCTTAAACAATTGCAACGTATCGGTCGTAAAGTACAGTGTATCCATGTCTTTTGGAGCAAGGGCATCGTACCGTGCTTTCGTACCATACGCAAATTTTACTTGTGCCATATTTTTCCTCCTTATTAGAATTCAGTCCATTGGAAATTTGTAGATTGAGTTTGAAAAGGCTCGACGAAGAACCGACCTGACTCCGCGCTTTGCTGCACGACCCACGGTTCATATTTGTCGTCTTTGCCTCGTATCATTACGGTCTGACCTGCATAAGTCGCGTCATTCTGGTTGATTGCCTCATTTGCCGCCGGAATACTATCAAAACAAAGCGTCCGAGGCGCTACCTTTTGAATAGATAAGTCGTCCCGGACGTATATGAATTCTGATGTATCTTTTGTGATAATAATGTCTTTGCCATCAATCAACCCAAGCGCAATCGCGGCTTCTACGTCTTCTGCGTTACCGTAACCAAGCTTCGAGTATTTGTATGCCATTCTTTTCACCTCGCTTTAAACGATGGTTAGAATGGGACAACACGCATACTACCATCTTCAGTTTCCACAGTTTCAGTTGTGATTTTAATAGCGTTACCAATGGGTTTACCCTCGGAGGTAAGCTGAATACGATGCTCTTCATCGTAAGTGATGTTATCAGCCTTATTAGCCAGACTGGTATTGAACCGGTCAGTCATTGCCTTATTCAGAGCCTCCAGTGCGATAATACGCTGGTCGAGCGTGCTCAGTGCTTCATCGGGGATCAAATCAGACCACTTGCTGATGGGAATAATATGTACAACACCGGGGCCAGCCTTGCGCACGCGCTGAATCGTCTGTCCTTCAGAGTCCATCTCAACGTGAATGAAGGTCAACTGGAACTCAATATCGCCAGCTTCACTAGTTAGACCCGTATCAAAGGGCAGAAGATACTCCAACCGATTCTTATACAAATCTTTTGATTTCTGTAGAATTTCAGTTTTATAGCGTTTACTCACAGGCAAGACATACTCCAGCATAACGGTATAGTCACTAATATCTACACCTTTGTAGGTCTGGTCAGCCAGAAAGTGCAGATTATCCACCAGCTTACTCCGCTGCATGATGCGCTCAGTCAGACTTGCGGTGATAGTATTGTCCTCGTTAATCAAAAAGGTATACATATCACACCTCCTTTCCATTCACGATGTACAGGTAATCATCTAATGAGATTTTCTTGCCCGCAAGCAGATTCTCCACAAATTTATCCTGCACCATGCCATTCTTATAAAGTCGCCGCATACTCTCGACGAATTCAGTGAAAATCTTCTCCATCACAGTAGACCTCCTTGAATTAACGTCAACGTATAAGCATCAATAATGGCCTCAGGAGTTGTACCTCCCAAGGCCATGATTTGGTCGTATTCATATTTGTCAATCGGCTCAAGAGTCACAGTGTCATACTCCGGGGACGGAATCAGGTAATAACCATCAACGTGCCAGATATACTTGCCGTTGCTGCTGATAATACCCTGTGCGTCATCCTCGGTGCAATTCACCATAATATTGTGCTTGGGCTGATACTTTACAAACTGAAGGCGGTCAAGAGCATCGATCACTCGACCGTCTTTAAGTACCTTATAATACACTCTCAACACCTCCTTAAATGCTGAACATCACGGTTACCCCTAATTGCTCAGAGGGATAATGGAAGCCATACAGCTCACCAGTCTCCTCAATTGCATAGAAGTATCCATCATAGGTTGCAAACGGGCTGCGCAACCAATACTTTGTTGCCCTACCCTCTGCATTGTGCTTGATTCTGGATTCATTGCCGGTCATGTAGCTGATAGTCTGACCTTCGTAAACATATGGCTCATCAGTCATCAAAGAACTTACTTCGATCGCAGAAGGAATAAAGAAATAACAATCCGAAGTTACAATTTCCTTACTCTTATTACCGGCAGAACTCGGCACTTTAACTTTCTTAATTAACTGTTTCCAGCCAATCGGCAAAGCGTCAACTAGACGGGAATTTAAGTATTCGCGCAAGGAGGTATTACCCCAGCCACCGGCATTATTAGCAGCAGAGCTAAGCATCATCTCTTGACCCAAAGTATCTCTCTGCAAGAATGTCATAGCGCAGCGTTTATTGGAATTGTCGCTCAAGTAGTAATTCTTAAAGCTTGCAACCTCTACAATCAGATTATCGTGTGTCCATGCAGCCAATTCACGACAAGCAGCGTCACCAAGATCTGCATACCAAAGCTTAGACCAATAAACCGTACCTTTAGCGTGGCGCTCGTAAGCACCATCATCTGCCTTTGCACAACCAAACACCAGTGTGGCATTCGTCTTTGTAATACGGGTACGAGAAATCTTTGTATAGCTCAGAGCAGAACCATAGATGTTAGAGGAATAGACGTACAGTCCATTATCCCCTTTAACATGACGAATGACGGTCATATCACGAGAACCAGCAGATACACCATTTGCAGAGTCAATACCCCATGTTGTCTTCACGCCTGTAGAATTCCACAAGCGGATGCCGTTCATACCATTCTGTTCAAAACACTGCATCAAAACAGTGTTGTTTGCGTTCGTGGCATCCATCTTATAGTCAACAGCCAGAACAAAATCTCTGTCCTCCTCAAACAGCTTGATGTCGGTATCAATGTAATTCTTGCCATCAAATACCTGCGGCTCGCTTATGAGAATCTTCTCGGTAATATCATCGTAACTAAAGTCATTACCAAGTTTAATAGAAACTTCGTCTTTTGCTTCTACTATTTTCTGCTCTACACCGACCTTGTTCATGGCATAGATTTCAACAGGGCGAAGTTGACCAATTTCCTTGCCATCAAAGTAAGTGGAAGAATATTCGCATACATCATAAACTGCGTTGATATCTTTATCGCCAATAACATAGCCGCCCTTATCCCAACTACTGAACAAGTAATACTTAAAAGCAGTTTCCTCAGAAGTATAAGTCGGAGTGTCGCCAGTATAAAGCACCATAGAACCATACGGAGCAACAGTCTCTTGCAGTACAGCCCCACGATTCATATAGCGGACAGTGTATTTACGTACAGATTCAGTATACAGAGCAGTAACAGTCTGATTGCTGAAAACTGTCGTAAACTCTGTATCCCAGCCACTGAAAGTAAAGTCCGTAGAGATTGTGCTCTCAGTAGTGGGCGTCGGAATCGGATTCTCTTTACGGGTAACAGGGTCAACTGCCTTACCACCCTTATCAATGTACTGGATATCCAGAACAGTGCCGTCTTTATTCACGAACGTCCACTTGAACTGCTGAACCAGTGTATTGTAAGTGATATTCAAATCAGGCCACTGTGCCGTAAACTCTGCCAGCTGACGCTCACGCATAATGGGCACATGGACACTACCTTCAACAACAGAATGGTCAGTGTTATAGCCATTCTCATCCAAACCGGTCATCTTCAATAGACGATCCAGCAGGGAAGTGTCATCCAGCTGCCAATCAACGCCAGTCAGACGCACACGATTCAAGTTCGTGCACTTAGCCAGCATATCGGTCAAGTCGATTGTCGGACACTTCTCAACCGTCAGGGTGGTGATGTTCTTATAATCTGTAATCTTTAGGTCAGTCAGATAATTAAGATTCTTAGCACTTAAGCTTGCAATTGCAGGCAGTTCAGCTTTTCGAATCTTACCTCCCTTAGCAAATGCGACGCCAGTAATACCAGAGCCACCGGCATAGAACTCTTCCAGATTCGTACAGCCGGTCAGACTAATAGACTTCTTCAGGTTCGGCACATTCTGCAGGTTCAAATGCTCAAGCAGTGTGTTGTTACCAACCGCAAAGTCAGTCATATTCGTATTCTTGTAGCCCTCGGCGGCAGAACCAATCTTCAGGTCAGTCAACTTTACACCGTGGCTGAAATCAACATAGCCGGGGTAGAAACCAGAAATGTCACCAATACTCTGGATAATAGAAGCATTATAAACATAAACCTCGGTATCATTCATAGCCGCAATCGGACACTGAATCTCATAAGTTTGACCGCGCTTACCACGCACCTTCACAGGGTTAGAACCATACCGCACAGAAACATAAGTATCAGCATACGGAACAATATGGAAAGTACCATCGGGTTTCACACCAGTCCAGTCAGTCGGAGTATAACCACGAATGGTCATATCGTCAGAGGTACAAGTAGCACCCGTATACTTAGATGCCATGTATTTTTCTTGATAACGTTGGAACTGACGCCTCTGATGACGCTTATTGCCGTGCATCATAGGCAGATAGCTAGTTGTGCCATTGTCCTCATAAGTACGGAAATACTTGCGCCGCATATCCATGATCCACAGCTTTTCGGGCTTTACGTCCTGATAGTCTTCGAACTTCTTCAAAATACGAGTAGCACTCCATGCCAGAGCACTCTCTCGATTCAGGAACATCTTTGCGAGGTCATCTGCAAATAGGTCACGAATCTTACACCACAGCTTAGAATCGTGTGCGTTGAACACACTCTTTGTGCCGATGGTGTCCATATCCTCATAGCCGTAGCTCAGTGTCAGACCACCTTCGTTATCGTTGCCCATCGCAGTATCATTATCGTAGTCAAAGCAGAAATCCCAGTGCACAAGGTCTGTCGTGTGAGGGAATACATTCTTAGCACGGTTATCGACCATGGTATGACGCTCAGTAAACAGATAGTGGAACAGGGTAGAATCCTTGACAAAGTAGTTTTCAAAGTTCTTCTTAAACTCCTCATCGTCCGCATTCACGACCCAGTTCTGCACGCGAATCCATGCGTTTTTAGCGTCTTGAATCTCCTGTTCACTACAATTCTTGTTGATGTAACGGAATTCAAAGCTGTGGTCGCCATCCCAAGTTTCCTCAGAGAAATCGCTACTCAGGAAGCGGGTTTGTGCATCGGTATTGTTGTCGATTTCAACGATAACTTCCTTGTGGTTGTTCGGGTCCATACCCATCGTCTCGCTATTCTTTTTGGAATTGCCAAAATCTCCGCAGGCATAGAAATGCCATTGACCGTCCTTAAAGACAGTTGCGTTCGTAGTGTCAGTTTCTTGAATGAAAATGACACAAGGGTAAAACGCCATAGTGTCGCGCACTTTTGGGTTGTCCTTGCGAGCCTGACGAATATAGGGATTAAACTCGTTGAACTCGTCTGCCAGCAGAGCATTGTTTGCATTCTCAGAAGAGGCAACATTGACTTTGATGTTAAAATATTTCTCACCAACGCTGTTTTCTGTAAATGCATACTTGCTGCCAGTGCTTTCATCACCAAAGGTAAAACCACCAGAACAATCGATATCAATATTACGACCGGATTCACCATATGCGTTAGAACTAGTGCCCTGTCCCTTGTGGGAGCCAGTAGCAGTCCAGTTGTCTTCCACAGCACGGCCATTTTTATAAATGTGCTGAATAGTCGTATTCGGCACTTCGTTCTTCTTACCAGTCGTAAAAGTCGGAGCGGAGATCTTGATAATGCGCAGGTCTGGGCACTTCTCAGCCAGCAGGTCAGGATTCAGCTCGCCGCTCACGTCCGTAATATCATTGCGGGTGTAGCGCTCAATCATTTCCTCTGCATTCTTTGCGTCTGCAATAAAGTTGTCGAGGATCTCGTCGTCTGTCAGGTTCATCATGTAGGACTTCATACGGTAAACCAGTACGTCACAATCAGGAGAACCAATCGTAATGCCTACCGGAGAAGCCTGTGTAAAGTTGTCACTTGCGTCATACAGCTCAACACGACAGGGAATACCATCCAACCATAGAACCATTTCTTTGTACTGACTATCTGGCAGAATATTAAATTCAAATTCCATAAAGTCGTCTTCACAAGTTGGTAGGGAAATACTGTTTTGCTCACTGGTCAGCGTGACCTTCTGTGCCTGAATATTCAAACCAATGCCACCATTCAAGCAAGTCAGTGCTGTAGCATCGTAGTTCTTGACATTCGTGGTCTTGAATACCAGCTTGAAATTCTTACCCAGCTTCTTTGCATCATCGCCAAACAACTTGTAACTGATATTTGCAGTCGTACCAGCCTTTACACAGAAGTAGGTGTCGCCATCTTCGTCCAGCTGATAACCGCCATTAGACCAGTCAAAGTTATCACTGACAGTAAGTCTATTATTGCCATCAGTCCACAGACGAGTCTCGTCCGCGTTGGTCTTGCCTGCAGGATTAAAGTCGAAGGCTAGATTTGTCTTAACGGGCTCAATCGTAATACCAAGTTCTTTAATCTCGACACTAATCTCCTTACTTACGGAGCCGCATACGATTTTCAACGTATGAGTGCCAATATCAGCAGATTTCCAAGTCCATGTCTGCATGGTACGTCCAACAGTCAGAGTAGCAGTCTTAGCGCCGTCAACCTCCAGTGTTACAGTGGTCGTAGAGCTGGAAGGGTCATAAACGGTATAGTTGATTGCGACATTGCTATACTGTTTTGCACTTGCTGTCTTTGTTGCACAACTGATAATAGGAGTTGTATCGCCCTCAGTTGTCCACATAATATCCTTGACGATCTTATTACTGGTGACCTGTTTGCCATTGATTTCAGCAGTCATGGAAACTTCCACAAGATGTGCGCCATGAATCTGAGCCGGGATGGCATAAGTCAGCTGTCTGCCAGTAACAGCGGTCGTGGTAGAGCCAAGCGTCTTTCCATCAATCGTAAAGTTGATAGTCTTTGAAATATTGCCATACGGAGTGTAGCGGAAAGTCACTTCACCACTATAAACCAGCGTATCGTCAAAGGAGCTCTCAAGATAGAACTCAACCACATTGATAGTCCAAGTCTTTGTGCCAACACTGCCGACACTATCGGTCACTTGCAGCTTAACAGTATTGTCTCCGCTATGCAGATACTGGGTCACATCAAAACTGTTCTTGCCCTGAATAATAGTCTGTGTGCCAACTTTTGTATTGCCGACATACCAAACACCAGTAGCAGAGCCAGTATCATCGCCAGAGTTATCTACAGAAGTAAAGTTGTAATTGATAACAGCAGGGTCGCCAGCAATAACAGTCAACGCAGAACCATCCAGACGCTCGATTGTGATAACGCTTGAGTTTCCACCACCGCCACCGCCGCCTTGAATGACAACGGTAGTTTTAACAGTGCCATTTTCTAATAGGTTTAGCTTAGAATCCTCATAAGTAATATCGTACTCGCGCCCAGCATTCGGGTCGGGCTTCACATTCTTTAGCTGCTCCTGAATGTCGGAAATATCGCTGTTGATAGTATCAATGCTATTCTGCAAACCAGAGGCGGTGTTCTTCACAACAGTTAAATCGTTTGATACTGTCTCAACACTAGCCTTTTCAGCCTTTGACTCGAGAAGTTTGTTGGTTGCTTGTTTGTTATAATAATCACTTTGCAGCGTTTCAGGTAAATTTCCAACACTGTCTTGCAGATTTTTTACGGCTGCATCATTACTGGTTTTATACTCAGTCAACTCAGTCTTGACAACGGAGACATTTTCATCTATTTTTGCATCGACAGTCTTATTGAAAGCAGTTACCCATTCAGCACTCGGGTCTGTGTTCAGAGTAATGGTTTTAATAAGTTTGTCACCATTCAAGAATTTAATTGTCTGTGTTTCTGTATCGTATTGCACATCAAATTTTGCCAGACCGTCAACCTTAGCAATGTCACCCTGAAGCAGAGTAATAAAACCATTTACTTCTTCCTTAGTGTAGTAATTTGCCAGTGTATCAGCCAAGCCATCCACGACTGCCTGCGCGTCTTTTGCACTCTGAGCGGCTAGTGTTGCGGCAGTCTGTGCCTCGCCAACTTTCTGACTCATTGTAGACAAGAATTGTGTGTACCAGTCGTCACCAGTCGGGTCGTTCATTGCTGTACCGGTCAGGGATTTCAAAACATTCAGCTTCTCGTTCGGTTTTGTACGCCACAGATAATTCTTTGATTCACCGCTGCTAGGTACAGTGATTGCACCAGTTGCCATAATTTCAAATTTCAGCACGCCATCCTTCACAGTGGCATAGTCGCTGACCATCCAGTAGAATCGAATTTTATCATCGCTGTAACTCACATTGATGGGCGCTGCATAGTTCTCGGCGTTATTGGCGTTCACATAATGAATCTGAATCGTCATGCCCATCAGGTCAACACCATCGTAATAACGCGGCATCTCAAATGGAATGACCTGACTGTTATTTTCCTGTGTGATATTTACCTGAGTCGGACTCAGCGTGATCTCTTTGTTGGTATCGACCGTAGAAAAATCATTGTCCGAGAAGGTGTCATACCATGTATAATTGCCGCTTCTTGTGAAGTTTTGGTCGCCGGTATCAAAGGTTGTAATATCTTCATCATAATCGACTACCGGACGCGCATCTTCCATGGTTGCCTCCATTGTCATGACAGGGTTTTCGTCTGTCATCCGTTTGGATTCTTTAAATGATAATGCCATCTACTCACTCCTCTCATTTTATTAAGTTGCCGTATTATCTGTATATTTTTCTTTAAGGACGTTCTCGTAGGTAATATAAGGATAATACGGGTAATAACGGCTCAACGTAACATTCATTGTGCCTTCTCCAATGTTCTTATCTATTTTTTTTATGATCCATTCCACCGCAATATTGGACTTTTCAGCATTGGATTTCAGGTATTCCGGTGCGTATTTTACTTTTTCATTTACATCAAGCCATGGGATCATGTGCATGTTTAATGTAATAGAGTCCGTTAGTCGGCAATTCTTCCATAGCGTGTACTTGCATACTGTCATGGCAGATTCGTCCGATGTGTATCCTTCATACTCACTGCCGGAACATACAAGGTTTCTGCGTCCAATCTTATCTATCGTCAAACGGCTGTTATATAGGTCGTCAGTGCGGTTCGGGTCGTTCACAACAACGTATTCAAGGTTGTCACACGCTTCGGCAATCTTATCCGCCGCAATCTGTTCAGCACTAGGCATCGCATCTACGAATTTTGTCATAGCATGAGATTGAGACTGCCCAATAAAATAGACCCGACTCTCAACAAGAAGAGCAGGGTCTGATAGTTCAGTCTCTTTATTAGTGGCTGGATCGTACTTTATGTATTTTGTTTCGTAATGCTTTGTTTTTTCATTGTAGACTTGTTTCGGATAATAACGCACCTGTGGGTCGCGAGGTTCTTTTTCATATTGTCCAGTTGTAGGATTAAAGTTATAAGTGAACGCACCATCCGACGCCTGATTCAACCAATGTTCTCCATACTGAATGACATAATACCGCCCCTTTTTAAGAACGGAAGTATCTTCTGGTTCGTCCTCGCCATCTTCGTTTGTAACAGCTTGGAATAGCATCATAGGACCATAAACTGCGCGACTCACATCTTTATATTCACCCTTGCCATCAGGATTTGTTTTGATCGTCGTAATAAGATTTTCAATGCAAACACGTGCATCTATTGCGACATCTTCTGGGCACACAAAGGAAAACTTCGTGCCGTCACTAATTGATGCCTGTTTTAGCTTCAACCACAAAATGGACGCGCCTGTATTGTCGGGGTTCATGTTGTAACTTACGTTCAATTCGTTGTTTTTAATGAGCGCAACAACATCATCCCATTCTTTTGTGCCTTTTTTACAATACACGACTTCACCTGTGCCATCAGGGTCGGTTTCTTCAAGCTTGTCCTTACAGAAGTAATCACTGGAGTTCGATGCACCCCACACCTCAACACAATTATGAATCTGGCTGTAATCAACACTGGCATCTTCACTAATAACCATGCTTTTAAAGATATCTTCGTCCAAAACAACAGGGTCATCATAACCGGACGGAATCTCCTTACACACAAAAGTATCGTCGTCAAAATACATCTCGAAAGGGAAGTATAGGTCTCTCAGCTCTGTCAGGATGTTCCAAATTGTCGTGCCGGTATTATATTCTAGGTCGTGTGGAATGCGCCGTACCCAGTAATCCACCATACTCTTTGTCAGTCCAGAAAGCTCGAATGTCTCTTTAATAGAATCACGAACATAGTGGGGCCTCTTCTTATCGTCCTCGTAATATTTGATTCCATCTTTAATCGTAAGCTTGCGTTCATACATTGGAATGCGTGTTGCGTATCCAGTCAGAGTGCCGCCAAGTGTACCGTCTAGTAAAGAGGTCAAATCAAGGCAAGAAAGACTCAATTTATTCGTTGTCGCATTATAGCTATATCCGTTCTGCTGTATTGCATAGACACCTGCGCCATACCAGTGCACGCCATCCGTATCTACAAAGTTTGTTCCATAGCGAGCCTTTGACTGCCCAGAAAGCAAATCATAATAAAAATCGTATATCTGATCCATTCCATCTTTCAGTTCCCATAAGTTGCCTTGGATGTCATGCATGGAATAACCAAGATATCTACTTGTACCATGAAAATACTTTTCTAGCTCTTCTTCGGTACAACCTGAAATAGCAGCAACATCAGCTGCTGTCAACGTTCTGCCGTTATGGACGCCACCTTCAACAGCAGCAATCATGTTTTTTACACGAATCTTATTTCCATATACAGTACAATCAATGCCGATGGCGTCCAATTCCAATATCTTACTCTGTAGTGTTGTGGCATCTTTTTGAATAGAACTACATGCTGCACTAAAAATCGATTTAAGATATGAAGTAATATCTTTTTCCAATAACGGAATAATCGTACCGTCTGCATTGACAAGCATTGGCGTGTACGCAATTTGATACTCCTTTTTATTAAACTCATACCCACTAATAGAACCAAGAACTGTGGAATACGTGCCGCTTTCGCCTTTTTCATTTAGAAATTCGGCATATTTTGCTTTATTTTGCTCTGTCCACATGATGCGTTGACGGTTTATGTTATCAATATTTCCATACTGTGCGTAACCACCAATTTGATATCTCCATATTGCTTGTCGTAACTCTATGGCTTTACTTATGTATAATATATCGTTTTTTATAACACTCTCTATTTTATCTTCTGAAGGAGTAATATCGTTTAAATCAATCAACGATTCGCTTGTTGGCGCTTTCATGCCAATACGCAGACGCAGCATTTTACTTGTCCATTCTTCGGTAGAGAATTGAGAAATAGAAAAACCTTTTTTAGGAAAAATATCAAGATTAAATGTACGCCGCGTATCTGAATCTGCATCAATAGAGTTTGAGCCGCTTAATGCAAGTCCTTCTATCATGTCGATAATCTGGTAGTTTTTATTCAACAACTCAACACGACAGTACAATCTTTTTGACCGGCTTTTCAGTAAGGCCAGATCTTCTTCTGTTGGTAAGTAAGTCATGGCCCACCTCCTTAAATTAAACCAGCGTTCTTCATATCGCTGCTGCTATTTAAATCGCCAGTCTCTATAAAATCAAACGAAATTTCCACCTTGTCTGGGTGCTCATCGTCAGAATAAGAAACATTTCCGTTTACGTTTATCAGCCATGCGCGACCGTCGTACATCTTTAAAACCTTTGGCTTTTTATTCGTCAGCCAGTCAATAAATGTTTCACGATAGTCCACAGAACCATCAAAATCAAACATATCCGTTGACTGATCCCATTTGATAATAACGCCAGAGAAGTTTCCGTTGTAATAGTTCGCTTCACTGCCGTAGAACACAATGGGATATTTACTGCTAAGTGTTGTTTCAACGGCGGCTTCCTGATTGCGTGTCACACCAGTTACCTTCGGCTCGAGACCGACATAATACGAAGTATCCTTATCCATCAGCCATGCACCTTCAAATTCGCTGACAACATTGACAGATGCAGACAATTGCTCAATATCATCTACAACAGGGACAGCTGCATATTGATACATAGTCTTTCTACCACGAGCATATTTGTCATGGCAAACAAACGAGATAGAGCCGATTATATTTTTGATACTTCTCTCATAAATTGTTGTCCACTCATATTTACCAACTTCTCTTCGCTTGACTCGAATCAAATCAAAGTTGTCTCTCATTTCCGTTGTTATAGTAATCGAAAGTTTAATTTTTCCTTCTCTTTTTTCGTTTTTCGCTACGATTTCAAGATTCTGTAGTTGCCCATTATATGCAATCCTAAACGCGCAAAAACCAGTGTCCAACAGATAACCATTTACGGTCTCTCCTGTTGCCCGCACGTAATAAACCTTATTGTTATCAAGACTTTCTACGTTAAAGCTGTGTGCAATAGTGCCATAGTGTGTCTCTTCATAAAGCAAATTTTTATCTCCATCATAAAGCTGATACTTATACAGGCTCAGTGTCTCTCCCTGGTCTTCGATGTTTTTATACTGTACATCAAAAGAAAAAGCAGGGAACGGGATTGTTGTTACAGTGGTTGAATCAACGTCTGTGAACTTCAGCACTGGCTTTTCGTGACAATAAAAAAGAACGGCATCGCTCAGATCACTTTGCTTGCCGCTCTGGTTTTTTACTGCAATTTTAAGATAGTAGGGAAGTAATCTATTATGTACAAGACCCGCTGGTAACGTGAATGTCCGTATCGAAGATGCCCCGCTTGTCTGTACTTTCTGGTCAATAATAATATTACCGGAGGCATTGTCGCACACTACATACTCTACTTCATTCACCGTGTCATCATAACAGGTATATCGCACCGTGTTTTTCTGCGCTGCATCTATTACTGAAAATTTTGAAATTATCGGTTTTGCCAATTTAACGCCTCCTTTACTAATTTATTTTATTCCGTAAATAATACGCGGGATAGCATATTTTGGGTATATTGAAACCTTTCCTGAATCATCCCAAAAACCTTTTTTTGTGGTATATCTAAAAGCATTTTTAAACGTAACTGTGACAGTGTTATTTTGAGAAACAGATACTGAAAAATATCTCATAATATTACTGTTGCACCATTGATAATCCATATTATCAACAACGTCTGTATTAAATGACATACCTTCTTTATATGTTCCCTGAATAATGTTTTGTGACGGGTCTGCTTTATAATGTTCCCATTGTCTTACAAAGTATGCAGACGGATAACTAAAAAAAGTATGATACCAAATTGTCGAATTTGTAATTAATGGAACGACCATAGTATTCGTAGAAGTATAATAAGTCTCTATTCTTATTTTAGAGTCAATAATCGTCTGGGTTTCATATTCTGGATTTCCATAGCTGTCTGTGTTTCCTGTTGGAACTTCTTCGACATGGGTTATAGTTCCTTCCTGACTGTCGTCCACTTTTCCATTCTTAAACAATCCTCTAAAAAAGAATAAAAGCTCATTATATTGCGTCTGCGAATTATCAAAACTAAATGTTCCTACTTCATATTCTGCCTCTGCATAGTTTCTCCACAATTCTTTAAAAACAGAACCTGAAGCCAATTTGTCGGCAGATATTGTATTATTGCCAATTGTAATACTGCCGCCAGAACCAATCGTTAAACCACCGCTTAAATTCAATCTGTTTGCATCGATTGTTCCGGTTGTAATCTTACCTCCATCTATTTGCGTAATGCTATTATTCACTGATTCAGAGTTTAAGACAGTTTGTCCGTTTTGAATCGTAACGGCTCCTGTTAACTCAATATTTTTTGCGCTGATTTTTACAGATTCTGGCTGGGCACTTATCATAGAAACAAGTTTTTCGCCAGTATAATCGTCTTTTTCTACGCGCAGTGTGATATCTTTTTCAGTCTGTGTGATCCTTGATTCAGCAGTAGAAACACGCTTTTTTAGACTAGACATATCTTCGGTATACGTTGTTGCAGTTACACGAGCCTCTATTTGTTCTTTTGTTACCTTCAAGTCGGAATCATACTCTGTCTTAAAAGTAGCAAGGTCGGTATTTGCTTTATTGGCGCTGTCCAACGCTTCATCCGCTTTAGTGTCGTCTGTGTATTTTGATGCTACCACCCAATCTAAACGATTATAACTAGCGGATATAGGACGAGAAACTTGACAAACAAGCATATAGCCATTGAAACTATAATCTGCCCATACGTCACCTTTACTATAAGGTGGAGATGGAGTATTAAAGAAAACACGTCGAGAGCCATCAGCGGCGTCGGACTCTTTACTTACTATTTTCAAAATTTTTAATAAGTTTTCGTCATCGGCAGTAAGCCATTCATATTCATCTGTCCAAATATATGCTTTTTCTTCGTTACAATCATAATAAATATCACCAACATGTAATCGTTTTGCATCATCAGTTGACCAGTCTTTTGTTGGAGTTGTAGAGTTAGATGGCGCTCCATTGTATAGCCATAACACTATTTGTGAATCAATTTGATCCTTGATATTAATATTAAAAAACTTGCCTACATCAGTATATCGAATTATTGTATCTGCAAAATCTGTGTTAACAAAAGAGGACAGCTGGTCTCCGACTACTTTGACCTTGCTGTCCACTGTTTTCATTGTACCAACATTATCGGGGGAACATACCAGCCGCTTCATATCGCCCTGCAACGCAGTCACAACTACACTCTGTCCAACGGTAAAAATCTGGTCAGAAGTAATATTGTACTGGCTTCCAAACACCGCGATTGTGTATGTATTCCCATTTACCGCAGTTACCACGCCAGTCTGCGATTTATCAAAATTTGCAGTGTCGAGCTTTTTGTCAATCGTGTCAACAATGACCTTACTCAACACATCAATTGCGTCTTGACTTTTTTGTGACATCTTGTCCCTCCCTTTATAATATGTATACTCAATCTCAACCTACCCAACCCACCCTGAGCCAAGTATACTTCGTATTTATTTTCGCTTAATGCTTTGCTTATCGTTTGTTAAGTTGCTGCACAATTCTATTTGGCAGACGGTTCACAAGCTCGGAAGCAAGTGCGTCGCTATCGCCAACAGGGTTGTTCACATTCACATCGCCAATAGACAGGGAAATACCGCCAGAACTACGACTTTGTACCATAGAGGCGGAGCCATTCTTTGCCAGCTGGTCACTGAACCACTTATCGGGATTGCCGCCCATCTCAAACAGACGAGAGGTAATGTCCGCAGGAACAACACCGTCGCCAGTCTCAAGATAGGTATAACGACCAGAAGCAGGCTGACGCACCAGCATTTCTGGGCCAGCTTCATCAACATTGTAAGTGCCGCCGTGTTTGATCTTCTTATCGCCGGACGCCTTCTTGCCCCAGTTCCAGAACCAGAACTTAGAACCCCAGAATTTATCCCATTTGGATTGTTTCTTTTCCTCTGGTGCACTCTCCTCTGTCTTATTCTCCTCGCTTATAGTACCCTGAGTGGCATTTATCGTGAGATTCGTAATACCAGTAGCTTTCTTTGTGTTTTCGGCAGTTTCAGAACTGGTGTTGGCTGTGTCCTTTGTATTCTCGGCAGTTTCTTTACTCTTGCCAAAAATATCTTTGCACAGATTTACAACCGCACCAATCGGGCTAATATCCCAGAAGAAAGAAGCAACGGACTTTATTGCCTTCTTGCCAAAGCCATCTTCTTTATTAGACCAGATTTTCTTCTGATTCTTCATGGCCTTTGTGCCGCCATATATACCAAGCGCTGCGGCACCGGCGATTGGAATCGCGGCAGGTCCAGCTGCAGTTAAAGCAGTACCAGCTGTCTTGATCAATCCGCTCGCACCAGCAAGTAACTTACTTCCGCCCTTAACTAATGTGGTTCCAACCTTACCAACCCCGCCAAGAATCGTGGAACCAATCTTGCTCTTACTAACAGCATTACCGACAGCCTTAAATCCGTTTACAACTGTGGAAACAATGCCGCCGCCTTCGCCGGAACCGTTAAATAGACTTTGAGCGCCACCTTTGATCCTATCCCAGATACCGTTAAATGTTTCAACAAGTCCGTTTCCAGAAGTCTGAACTTTACTCCTTAAGACGTTGAAGAAATTCTCAACTACATTAGCGGACTCACCAGTTGCTTCTTCGCCACCCTTATTGAAGAATCCTTTTATCGTATTCCACAAACCTTTTGTGCCGAGATCTTCGTACTTACCAGTCTTAATTGCAGAATACAGGTTATTTACCTTCGTGAGCGTATTGATCAGTGATTCAAGGTTTGTAATCAGGTTTTGGATGCCAGTAATTGCACTGCCGGTGTTCAGGCTTGCAACGATCTTATTGTGATAGCCGTCTAGTGAGCCCTCCATCTGCGTGATAGTCATCTTCTGGATTTGTGCGGTGTACTCAAGCTCCTTCTGGTAATCCTTCCAGCTCTTGCCGATATCTTCCATGACCTCAGACAACTTGTCCTTGAATTCGTTGTACTTTTTGATTTGGTCGTCAATGGCTTTCTCAGCATCTTCCTTATTCCACTGACGCTGTTTATCATTTAAATCCTGACGAGCAGTGCGCACAGCTTCAGGGTCAGCCTGCCACTCGTAACCGTTCTCAGTATATACACGACTGGTACGTTGCTGTTCTGCACGGGCGAGCTCATCCTGAGCTTTTGCCAATTCAATAGCACGCTCAGTAGCGTCGTTGTTTTCTTCAAGCGCTTCCTTCTGTTTGTTCAGGGCTTCAATACGCTTGTCGATAACATCACCCATCACATCGCCCCAAAGTTTGAGGTCGTTGTTGGATTTGTCATTTAAAGTGGAGAGAAGGGAAAGGAAAGAGGACAGAATAGCTTTTGCATCGGATAGAGCAGATTGGAATTCTTCCACTACCTTTTTAACGCCATCCCAGTGCTTTTCCAGTTTTATTGTAACCTGTGCATCGGTCTCTTGAACTTCGAGTAAAGATTCCTGTAAAGCACCATCCAATTCGGCTTGAGCTTCTGCCTTCTGTTGAAGTGCTTCATCCTCAGTTAAATCTTTATTAGAATTGATTTTAGAAATCTTTCTAGTATACCGAGCCAGAGCCTTTTGGTAAGTAAGAGTCTTTTTCGCCAACTTCTCATATTCTTCAGGAGTAGGCTCGCGGACATCCTCGATTGCAGCTTCGGCCTGAATACCGATTGGTTTACCCTCGAATTCCTTTGCAAGCTCTTTGAGCTGTTTGACGTAATTGTCACGCAAAGTTTTTACATCAAGCTTTGCATTACCATCTTCATCGTAGCCCAACAGGCTAGAGAATTCGTCAGGCAAGGCCATCAAGTTTTGCATTGTGTCCTGAGTGAGCTGACCAGTCTCGTTCCACTCGTCCATTGCGTCTTTCAGAGTGTTCCAATTAGACTGATAACGATCAAGAGTGTCATTAGCATTGCTTAAATCAGTTCCAAGACCACTCGCCCAATCAGTCGGTGTTATTTTTCCTTGACTAATATTTTGAGATGCACTATGGTATACATTGTAGAGAGCATCAGCTCCTGCGCCTCCCGTTTCCTTTGCAGTATTTGCAAGATCTTCTAACGTTTTAGCTAGAGCATTTTTAAACGCTTCGGTATTCAGATTGATATTTCCGTTTTCATCTACAATGTTATTGAGAAGATCAGGGTAATCCTTATACTGAGTAACAAGATTACGAATCGCATCTGTTTGTTTATCGATAGAATCTGCATCAGCAATACCAAACTGACTATCACCCAACGTTTTGATAACGTCTTTTAACCCAGAAAATGCGGATTTTATAGCATCCGTCTTTTCCTTGGCTTCATCCATCGCCGTACCGTAGCCCTTGATGGCATCAGTAAGTTGCTCAAAAGAAATGGTTTCGGAATCGACACTAGAGTTTAACCAGTCGAGAATCTTCTTCATCTCGCTAGCAGACTTGCCACCATCATTAGCTGCATTCGCTTCCTCAAGCTGCGCTCTGACAAAAGTGCGGAATTTTGCGGTGTTAAGCTCAAGTTTTCCATTTTGCTCAATTAAGCAAGCAGTAAACTTATCATCAACACCGATTAACGACTTCATGGTGTCTGCACTAATATAGCCATACTGGTTATATTCTTTCATCGCTTTTGTTAACGTATCAAAAGCAGATGACAGGTCAGCAACAGATTTAGAAGTTGTACTAGATGATTTTCCAGCATTTTTAGAAGATGAGCCAAATCCATTCAACTGATTTGTTAATGCTTGCCCACCCTTTAAAGCGGCATTCATATTGGTGTACAGCAAAGAAAGCTGAGTATTTGTGCGATTTGTGATTTCCTCTAGTTTTGCAGGATCTACGCCGCGTTCGCCGGCCTTCTCTACTTCATTTGCAAACTCCTGAGCCGCACTATATGTCGCAGTAGCCGCAGTAGCATTTTTCAAGGCAGGAAGAAGATTTTCCAGAGCAGTCTTTTCAGCCTCTGTTTTTTCTTTTAAATCATCAGTGCTTTCAGCCGTATCATCGGCAGTAAGGTTTGCGACCTCATGTTGTGCGTTAGACAGAATTGTTGCCGCAGCTTCTGCGTATTCAGCAGCAAGTAACTCGGCATAACTCTGTTTATTTATCTGGAGTTTACCATTAACAAGCTCAAGGCAATTCAAATACTCAGTGTTCATCGTCAGTAAAGACTGAAGAGAATCGAGACTCATGTAGCCATACTGATTGTACTCTTCCATTGCATTTGTAGAAGCTTTATACGCAGACTGGATTTCATCCATTTTGGAAGAAATATCTTCCATCTTCTGTGCGCCTGCGGCAAGCTCGTCAACCTGACCAGCAGAAGATTGCGCTACAATCCCAACCTGTACGAGAGCCTGAATAAAGGCGTTTACACCGTTTGTATCAGCAGAAAAGTCCATATCGGTCAGAGCTTTGCGAAGATTCGCAAGGGCTTGAGCTTGCTCATCGGACAATCCTTCGTTTGTACCCCACAAGAGTTCATTCAGCTTACTTGCATCAAATCCATCAATCGTATCTTCCAGAGTTTGAACAGCAGAATTTACCTTATCGAAAGTAAAACTGACATCCATACTGTTATTATTGTCATTCTGCCAAAAATCAACTGCTTGAAGTTTTCTACGAGCATTCGTGTTATTATTGATGGCATCAGTAGAATCATTATAAGAATCTACATCGTCACGCAAAGCGTTTTGCTCATCAAGCAAGAATTGATACAGACTATGATACGTTCCACCGGCAGCTCGTTCAGCCTCAGTTGTATTGTCAATGACATATTTTAATGCTTTGCCAACCTCGTTGTAATAGTCAACAATAGAATCCGCATCATTTAAATCGTCAGGTCCATAACCACCGAACTTATTAAAGACATCAATGCCAGCATTTTTAATCTGGTCACCCATATCCATTTCAGGAGCCGACCAAACAGTAAGATAATGCGTCCGATTATTCTTCTTGGCTGTATCAACAAGCTTGTCGCCTTGAGCGTCTTTGTTTTGGGTCAACTCATAACGAGATGCTTCCAACTGCTCCGCTGTAATATCCTGAAGTAAACCAAGCTGTTCCTCATACTTGCCATTTTGAAGATCAAGTTTACTAAGTTTATTTTCATCAAGCGTTCCTTGCTCCTTGGCAAGATCAAGAATCTCTGCCTGAATGTCTTTTGCTTGGTCAAAGTCCTCGGTATCCCAACCAGACTTGTCGCCAAGTTCTTCATAAGCACTGACCAAATCCTTTAAAGAGGAAGTGGTGCTCTGCGCAGCATCGGCGGCTTCCTTAGATTTCGTTGCGACATTTTGCACTCGTTGTGCCGCTTCCGTAATCTTCTTAGTGCCCCAAGAGACGAGCAGGCCAATTCCAACACCCAATGCGGCATTGAGCAGTAGAGCTTCAGCTCTTAACGCAATCATTTTCAACCGCGTTCCTTCAATTTTAGCTTGACCTGATAACATCCATTTGATAAAATCAGAAATAGAAAGATTGGTTTCGCCAAGAATACTCTTGTAAGCTTTATATTTTTTAATTAAAGCAACTAACGAAGTACCTACTTTGTTAAAAGCACTTATCTGTAATTCTTTTTCTTTGGAGTCAACCGTAAAGAAAGTTAATATCGATTTCGAGGAGATGTGAAATCCATGGAAAAATATGTACGGTATTGTCCATTTTGCGATAAATACTATTCAAGATGGGACTTATTATGCGCTTTTTGTATTCGAGACAATATTTTGCTTATAGAATGGAACGAAATGACAAAAAAACAAAAGGAAGAATGGAAAAATAAAACTAAGCCGAGGAGAAGTATTTCTGAAATAAATCCAGATACTCTCAAAAAACTTCAAAAGGATGCCAACGCTTTCGACGCCCAATATAGAGCAGAACTGGAAGAAAAAGAGCATCCTAAGTATGTTCCCAAATGCCCCACATGCGGCTCGCCAGACCTAGAAAAGATCGGCACAGCCTCCAAAGTTTTGGACGTGGCATTCTGGGGCTTCGCCAGTGGAAAAGTAAAAAAGACTTTCCACTGCAATAATTGTGGATATGAGTGGTGAGTTGCAGTTAACTAAAATGACATAAATAAAGCCCTGTCGGACGGCATCCGTCCAACAGGGTAGTTGCATGTTATTTAACTTAGTGTTTTGGCATCTCAATCAATCCGCCAATATTGAACTTTTGATACGGGGAATTATTATCCATATACATGAGTTCAAATCGCTCAACTTCACTCATCTTGATACAAAGGACAGTTCCATCTACACGATGCTCTTTAAGTGCAGTTGGGATATCGTCGGCACTATTTGCCGTACAATGGTGAATCACCACAATGTAATCATCATCAGCACTTGAAAGCTTTCCGTAGATTACCTTCCCATCTTTTGTGAAAACTAGAATCTTTGTGCCACGTTTTGTATCAAAGAATTTAGTCCAAATATTGTCGGCAGTTTCAACACTTAGAAAGTGGGCAAAGAATTTTCTTGCCGGAAAACTATTCTTTATTAAATAAAATAAGATACCGCAAATAACACCAAGGGCAACATAAAGTAGGGCTGACGGAACTACTGTAATCAAACATTGTGGCGCGTAACCATCCACAAAATTCTTGAAAAGATATCCAAGCGAAATACTAATAATAACGTATGCCGCATACTCAATCTTTTTCATCGAAAGACGAGTATAAACCCAGACACAAATTGCTCCTGGAACAAAATAAGAAAATAGTGAGTTAAAGTCACTTATCAGTTCCGTTATTTTCACTTTGACCTCCTTCTTTTGGTTTTACAGTTCGGAGACTTTGAAAAAATTTTACATCCGAATCAATATCAAAATCCTTACCTTTGCCATCAACATACGAGAATTGCATATCACGACTCGAAATTTCATAATCCGGCACATGCTTCTTATTGTTTTCCATGATTCAACACTCCTTTTGTAAGAGTGTATCATAGGCTGTCGTAAAAAGCAACATAAATTAAAACGCCCGGCATCCCAGTAGTAAGGAAGTCGGGCTTTTTATTATGATGATACCTTACTTCAGCTTTTCCAAAATCTCGTCCGTGCTCATACCTTCAGCGAGCAGTTTCTTGAGAACGTCTTCCGCCTCAGCTTTCTTGGCAGCTTCTGCGACCTTTGCGTCGGCATCAGCCTTTTTCTTTTCGAGCTTGGTGATCTCTTTGTTGAGTTTTTTCAATTCTGCTTCTTTTGCTTTACGCTGGGCGTTCAGTGTAGCAATATCATCACCAATAGTTGCAATCTCCTGAGCAATAGATTCTGCGGCAGTATTCTTTTCAGCAATCTGTGCCGCATAATCGATACCGTCAAGAACCTTTACTTTGTTCTTACTTCCTTTAGGTCTAGCCATAATAAAACACCTCCGTATATTTTGGATACGCGATTGTACTTTTATTATAGCCAGAATATCGTATATAGTCAACGAATATTTTGTTTTCTCCTATTTATATCGCGCCAGAGAATAGCGCGTCTCCTCGTTTCCACCTACTTCTTTAAGTCGTCTGATTACGTCTGAGATGGACTTCTGAACTTTCGTCCAGAACTGACTATCCTTCCAGTGGTTGCTCACTGACCCTTTTTAGTCGATGAACCTTCCACCCTCCTACATTATATAATAGGGGAGTGGATCGGCTGCTGACCGCCCATTGTAAACGCTACTTAGCGCTCAATTATTACCATATTTTGACAATACGGTAAAAACGAGCTTTTATCTCAGCATATAGCATCCATATCCTTATTTCTATCTTTCGATTCCTACATTATATAAATATAGGTGATATGGCTCTTAGGGTTTCCCAGCACTCTAGGGGCTGTTTTATTTTTACATGGTGCCGCATCCTATATTTTTTATACGCAACAAATATAAGAGGGCATATTAACTTTACCCGCACCATTTTTGAGCTTTCCGCTCATCTGCATTACGGACAACACGCCAGAAATGGCAGCTGTCAAAGTGGGTAATGCACCAGCAAATTTTACAGCGTTATCTGCACCGTCAACAAAAACTGTTGCAAGATCTACGAAAAACTTCGGAATATCAGACTTCATCAAATCCGTACTAAACTTCTGGAATGCAGAATCAAGCTGATTAAGCTTCGCCTGTAAGGAATCCATGTACGTCTGGTTCTCACGCATTGCGCTACCGCTAGAATTAAGTGCCTGCTTCATAGCGTCTTCAGCAACACTAAAATTATTCAGCAGGGCAGATGTACTCTGACCTCCACGCTTACCGGCGATCAATTCGGTAATATTTGCCTGAGTGGTATCAGAAAGGTCTTTCCAAACCTCAGAAAGCTCCTTCATAATCTGATAGGTTGATTTGAAGGTATTATCATCCTTCATGATATCAACCCCAGCAAGTTGCTTCAACTCAGAGCGAAGCTCAGATACGGAACTCGCCATTCCATCCGTAGCAATACCGGCATTTTCTGCATCAGTCTTTGAAGCACGAAGGTACATACTCAAAGTTTTTAGGTAAGTGCCACTCGCTTCACTGTCCTGAAGTACGCCATTTACAGCGGCTGCAAGGCTAAGAGTCTCTTGATATGTATTTCCGGCGGCAGACATCGCAGCAGAACTTTTCTGCATGATAATTCCGAGATCATTCATACTGACAGGCTCTGTATTCGCGATTTGGTTCATGCAGTCCAAAAGATGTTCTGCGTCGTCTGCAACCAGACCAAAGCCTTGCATTGTAGAAATCAGGTAAGAGGAGGCAGTTGTTGCGTTATCAATCTGATCTCCAACGTTAGCCATAAGCGCAGACACACGAGCAAGCTCTTCAGAGTCTTTGTCCGTATATCCGAGTCGTTTCCAGTCAGCAGTACTACTTACAAGGTCAGAAATATTCGCACCAAGCTCACGAGCATTTGTTGCAGTTCTGTCGAGATATTCATTCATCTCGTCGCCAGTCATTTTACTGACCTTTTTGAGTTCAGTTACAGCCGTATCAAGCTCAAGAACGTTATCATAAACCTCTCGCAGACCCTGCTTAACCATAGCAACGCCAGCCATAGCAATTGCAGTCTGAAAATGCTCCTTAAACAAGCGAGAAAGCTTTTGGCTTAAAGTTTCTGTAGTGGCCCCACATCTGCTGGCCTCAACCTCAAGGCTTGATAGTCTTGCACTAAGATCAGTAACATCGCCTTCACAGCCAGCAGCAGAAGCTTTTATTCCGTTTAAACTATCAATTAGCCAAGAATATTTACTTTTATTTGCAATAGAGTCTTCTAACTTCGTTGCACGTTCATAAACACTCTTAAACTTCGTCATATCAACATTGGCTTGATTTAAATCTCTAAAATCAAATCCAAGTTCTTTTAAATGTTGACTTGTAGAATCAATAGTTGTATCAAGAGTCTTGCATTTTTTATCAAAGTCTTGAATCGCTTTTCCTGGTGTAGTGTTCTCAATAGAAGCAAGCTGATCTCGCAACTCTTTTAATTTTCCAGAAGTTTTTCCAGTTCCATCTTCTCCATATAAATATTTTTTGATATTATCATTTTTATAGTTGGAGTTATTCTTGGAATAGTTTTCAAGAGACTGAATCTTTTTTTGATATTTTTCATACTCGGATTCTTGAGATGTGAGAGTCTTTTTTAAATCATCTGCAATTTCTTGATTTTGTTTTTTTAGTTCTTTTGCAGCCGAATCAGCACCTTTTGCAGTATTCCTGTCAGCATTGAACTTTCCGTTTTTTTCGATATCCTCAAGCTTTAACTTCTGAGATTCCGTAATTACATCTTTTGTTTTTGTATTGAGTTTATCCATCTCATCGTTGATTGCGCTCAGTCTAGTCTGTACCGCTTTCAACTCAGATGATTTGTTTCCATTAGCAATTAACGATGCTTCATCCGCTTTTAACTTTGCTTGACGATTTGCAAGGCTGAAAAGGCGAGAAATATCACTTTTTGAAGTATCTTGTGTTTTTGTAGAACCAGACTTTCCGGTATCAACCTTAACTGTCTGCTTTGCCGCAGATTGCATAGCTTTTTTAAGCTGTGCAGTTACTTTACTCTGGTCGATCTTAACATCAAGTGTAACCTTTGGAGTTCTTAATTTTCCGCTCTTGACCACCTTGTCAAGTGCATCATTTATATTACGGATAGTGTCGTTTTGATTTACTCCAAAAGCAATTTTTACTGGTTTTTCTTTATAATGCTCCTTGACAGAATTAAATTGCTGGTCTAATTCTTTTTTATTTGTGTCAATAACAACCTTGACCTTAATGGCCGTTACGGCAGAAGACTCTGCGCCAGTATTTTCTTTTTCATCCATACTGTTGGTCACCTCTCTTTTCCATTTTCAACAATTCCTTTCAAAATAAAAAAGAGAAGCGGCCAGCTTCTTCAAGCCAGCCTCCTCTCATTCAAATTTTCCAAATAAATTGTGGGATTACAATTCATGTAATGCGGTTTTTACGAGCATAGCTGCTTCAACTTGGACTTTTGAAATAAATGGACGCGCAGGACGCTTTGGTTTATTTTCCTTCGGTCGCCCCATTCGATTCCACTCTGCAATATCCATCCACAAGCCATACTCAATCCAATTAGCAAACATTGTTCCTTCTAATGCTGCATTATCTCCTTCTCGGAATGGTGTTTTGCACCACGATGTCTGCGGTCTTGCAATATCCTTTACCGTCATGGTCACCACATTATTGTCAGTAGTAACGCTACTTACGATATTTTTTTTACTTTCGATTCCGTCAGACCGCCCACTCTTCGAGTGTACGTTTTCTACAATGCTCGCTTGTAGTCTCGTTTCAATTTCCGGCGCAACACCTTCAAGGATGTCTTGAACGCTGCTAACCACACCGGCCAGTAAATCATCAAAGTTCGTATACGAAGAAGCAAGACTTCCCATTCATTCCACCTCAAATCTCAAACCGATCCTTTGCAGACTGAATCTTTGTCGTATCCTTCTTAATGTAATACTTGTTGGTCACATCCGTGCCAGCATGATTAAGCAGGGAAGATACATCCTCCAAACTCATACCAGCGTTCTTCAGCAGGGTAGCACCACTGTGCCGGAAATCATGCGGGTGCAACGTGGGCTCGTCAATCATCTCACCAATTTTCTTACACCAATCACCAGCCGTGCTCGAAGTAATCGGCATCCATGCGCCATTGATTTTCGTACCAACAAACACATAGCCGCCGTCCTCAATATCATGCTCAGTACGGTATTCCTTCAGCTCTTTCAAAAGTTCAGAAACTTCCTTGCTGAACATCAGATCAACGATTTTTCCTTCCTTCTCCAGAACATCATGTACCATACGGTTCTCATAGTCGATAGACTTCCAGAGCGTATTCCGCACAGCATTAACACGAGCCATCGTTGATAGTGAGAACAGTGCGTACAGACGCAGCGTCATCGCATTATCCTTCATGTGAACGGTGGTCGCAGATTCAACCAAAGCATTCAGCTTCTCTCGCATCAACTTAACCTCATCCGGCGTAAGGTATGTCTGCTTCACGACAGCCACGTCCTTGGTTGGTCGGTCAATGAACTCCATCGGATTTTCTTTGATGATTTTCTTCTTGCGAAGATACCGGTACAGCGCAGAAATCGTACTCATGCGCCGCTTCATACGAGCAGAATTGTTTCCATGCTTCTTACAGTAGAACAGAAATTCCTCAATATCCTCTTCTTCAAGTTCCGTCACAGGAGCATTGCCCTGATTGTCCAAAACATAAATCATCCACTGCTTGAAATCCGACTCATAATTGTAAACAGTAGACGGGCTAAGGTCACGAATGCCCATATCAGTTTCGTATCTATCCCAGTATTTCAAAGACACTGGATTTACGTTCTTGAACTTTTCAGCATCCCATAACTTCAGCGGTTTACTTCTTGTAGCCATATTAAAATTCCCTCCAACCCACCTCTAAAAGTGTTTATTCCTTTTTATCTTTTGCCAGCACAGCAGAGATCTCCTGCTTATTGTCCAGCAGGGCAGAAGTCACTTCAGAAAACTTCTCGACGTTAAAGTCATTCAAGTTGCCCTTCACATCATTCAAATAGTTCTCCATAAAGTCAACGAAATCAGAAATAGGGTCAGGCTTCTTAATAATCTCGTTGAGCTTGCCACAGAGACCAAGAACAAGCCATTCCTTATGAGAACGGTCAATCTGCTCGTGGACAGCCTTCTCCAGAGAATCGTACTGATCCCAGAATGCAGAAGTATCACAACCAGCCTTGTTAATCTTGAAGTTAAAAGACTCGTAAGCAATACGCGGCCACTCACTCTGCGGCTCACTACGATAATCGTAATCCGCAAAATACTTTAGAACGGTTAGCCGAAACACCACATCAAGCAGTGCAGGCTGATAATCACCGTCAATAGTACATGCCTTGATTACTTCATCAAGAAACTCATTTCGCTCCTGAAAATTTAAAACCTTCATTTTATCTCCCTTATTTAATTGTGTTTATACCTAGATAAATGTGTAAAATTATACACACTATTCTAGCCAGTAAATTTTATTGAATCTCCAAAGTAATCTGCATTTTCGTGCATTTACTTTCTTACAATGTTTATTTTCTGATTGAAAATTCAAAGCCAATTGTTCTGGATATAAAGCAGTAACATATCCTGTATGGATTTCTCCATTTTTATATGTATAAGAAACTAAATCTCTATGCTTAATTCCTAATACATTATTAGTTTTAGCTTTCGATTTCCTTCTCATAGGTCTGATAATCCATTCTTTCACATCGCAAGTATCAGGAACACAATCTGTAATACATATGGCATCATTACTGTGGGATTTTTCTATATTCCAATCAATCCTTTTGTTTGCAGTTTCACCACCGTTAGTCAGATATAATGGTCCCAGTTCGGATATTTTCCTCCGCAGGTAGTTTTTACCTTGCATAACATGCATAGCGTAATCAAATCGTTTGGGTTTGGAACCAATGATTTTGAAATATCTGTCTTCGAATTCCCGTTCCATGCCTTCTGTTTTCTGATGACAGCCGGAGCAAAGCGTAATCAGATTTCCAATGGTATCTGCTCCACCATACTTTCTTGCCCTAATATGGTGTACTTCTAATACACAATTGGACCTTCCACACTCCTGACATTTACAGCCATCACGGATAATGGCAGCTTTTCTAAGATTTTCATCCAAACGGTTAGATTTCTGATACTGCCATTTATTGGGTTTGTATCCATCAGTCATTGCGCGGATATCTATGCAAACATCTTCAAGGCAATATTCCTGAATATCGATCCACCTGTTGAGCTGATATAACACCCTTAAAATTGCATCTTTCTTCTGTTTAATGCTTGGAGCAAGCCTGCCACTTCTTTTGGAAGAATAACGGTTATCAAACCTCGCCTGTCTGTACCTTTTGTGGTAACGGTGATAACGTCTATATCCACGTCTTACATCCATGAGATGCTTTACATCCTGGCGTTGCTCAATCGTTCCTTTAAAAACCACTTTGTTTTTGGTAGGACATTTCTGAACAATGGCAAGACCAACATGGGCAGAACCGTCATCAATCCCAACGATCATCCGGCTTTCATCATATTTATCGTACTCAACTTTTTTTTCTAATTGAATCACCATGGGGTATCTGGATTTTATTTTTGCTCTGCCTTTTCTGACTAGATACCAGCCTTTATTCACTTTTGTTGGTGCTAATGGCCGACTATTTTTATCAACAACAAAACAATATGCAACTTCATTTTCCATCTCTGGATACCTTCCTTTCGGAGTAATTTTCGTCTTGCCAATGTTGAGGAGGGAATATGTGTTTCTCTGTTATCTGTGCGGGACATTAGCACAGTTTCTTGATTGGCACTCACAGAGCTTCAGACTGACGAGCCCATCCGAAGGTGTGTTTTTAACCTTTTCCCTAACGTAGTTCATATCTGCAACATATCTTTCGATAGTAGCAGTCACTAAGGCTTGAAACCTGTTGTTAAGCAAGTGCGAACAAGAAATGTGATTATACACTTGTCCACTTATTTACACTTATGTCTATGTATTAGACTGCTTAACAATTAGTCCTTTTCGTCTGTGCTTGCTTTAATTTCTTTCGCTCTTTCCGAGCTTTTTTTAGGTCGTCATAATCGACCCAGCCTCCATCAATTTTGGAGTATGTAATCCAGCGGTAATCTACATCAGGATACTTGAACCAGAACATCTTGCGCTTCATCAGCGCAACACTATCAGCAAATCCCTTCGTATCAATCACTTGTTTGCTGCCATCTCGATATGTAATTTCATAGTCCGCCACATAATCAATCTTCCGCACCGCTACGTTCTTTCCGTCCTTATCGACCCGGCTGAACGCTTCCTGCAGAATAAAGGGGACTTGCTTACGACACTCTACAATTTCGCCGCTTGCCAGCCTTGGCAATACAATATCTCGATAAAACAACATTTCTGCCTTACTATCATAAACTACGCCGTCATACGTTCTATCTGCTGGATTCTTACTGACATTAAACTTTGTTCTGTTCTTTTTCTCCATAAAATCACCACGAAAAACGAAGGGGCGGTTATGCCCGCCCCTTACGATTTGATGTTTTCTTAACTACCGGCTTCACGGGCGTCTCATCCTTTACATCACTAGATGATTCATTTTCAGCCTTTGCAGGCTCATCCATGATCTCATGGAAAATATCACGAACAGCCGGGATAAAAGTTTCTACCTCGGCTTCCGTAACATTCTTATACTTGCGCATTAAAAGAGTAGTCAGGTCTGCCTTTGCAGTCTCTTTTGAAATAATTCCCTGACGATACTGATTTACGGCAGTCCACACAAGAAAGTGCGGTTCAGTGTCGCAAATCATTCGCCAAGGATTAAGACGCGCATCCTGCTCGCAATGCGGGCAAACCGGATATTCTTTTCCGCAAGTACGGCACCAATTCAGATTTGCCATTAGGCAGCTGCAGTCTCGATGCGGAACAGACGCTTATCGTCAGAGCAGTATTCCTGAGTTGCGCTGATCTTAACAGGGTGAGTCAGCTCGTTGTTCAGGGTCATGTCAATAGCGTTATCCATCTTGGCGTTCGGGAAGATGATGCGCATCAGCTTCTTGTTTGCCTTGTCACAAGGATTGTAGCAGAATGCCTCGATCACAAACTCGCCCTCGGTAGAGAACTTGTCGGCACTATCATTGATAGCAACGCCCTCCTCGCTCTCATACTGATACTTCACAACAAAGCGGTCGCCAGCCTTCAGGTTTGCACCAGTAGGCAGAGTAACCTCAGTGCCAGTGACAGAGAACTGAGACTCTGCAGTCTCACCCAGCTCAAAGGTCTTCAGTGCATTACCCTGACCATCAATCAGATCGATGTACTTAAAGGGTGCATTTGCAACAGCAGTCTTGGGAGTGTGAGTCAGAGTCAGCTTCTTGCCATCAGCAGAAGTCAGATACTCAACAGTAGTAAATACCTGCTTTGCCTCAGAAGAAGCAACCTCCTTCTTGGAACCCATCTGTTCTGCCAGAGCACCCAGATGCATCAGAGCATTAGACCAATCAGCCTCGGCGGTCTTGCTCTTATCAAATGCCATGATGTTAACGCCCTGTGCATCCTGAGCATAAACGGTCTCGCCGCCCAGAGTCAGCTTGAAATCCTTGACCTGATTCATGGTCCACAGACGCTTGCCATTCAGGTCATACTCGTGAATGCGATGAACGCGGTCAATAATGACCTCATTGAAATTAAAATCGCTCATAATATTCTTCCTTTCAATTTATTTGGATAAAATAAAAGAGCAAGGCCAATCAATCAACCTTGCTCGTCCAATCCAGTTGTGCTTTTGGAATCTTTCCAAATTCTACGGTGCCAGCGTAAACGCCATGCATCGTATTGTCGTAACTTTTTATTTGCTGAATCTTTCTTACATGATTCATAAATACACTCATAGGGTAATCCATCGCCTTGAAGTAATCTGCTTTAAAGCCGGATGAACACGCCATTGAGAGCACAAGCTCTGCAAGGTGTGGTTCATAATGTTTTGTTTTTTGATACTCCAAATTGTCTTTGGCTTCCTCTATCATTGCAATTCTTGTCGGTTCGTCAGCAGCAAACTCAGAATGCTTTTCAATTCCATTTGCGGCACATAGGTACTGAGAAATCGTTTCATACACCACATGATCAATACGGGTGTCCGTAAATTTGTTATGTAGCACGATCTCACCACTTATGTTATCTTTTGCCATCATAAACCCAGAAGTATCCATATCGCCAAGCAAAATAGACATATCCTGATTTTTATTGCCTATAAAAAGTTGCCGGAACATTTCAAAATCCGAAACCTTCTGCCAATCAACCCCAACAGAATCAAGCTGTGCTTTGTAGTCGCTCGATGTAGAACAGAACAAATAAACCAACTGAAAATACTTTTGCTCACCATAATCGATGATGTCACCGACCGATGGCATGTGGATCGTAATTTTGTCGTTGATTTTAAAATCTCTTCCACGCATCAAGCTCGGTTCGTACATTTCCCGAAGCTCCATCAGCCACACCCCACAAGGTCATCCAGATCCTGCGTCTTGAACGTCATAATTCTCACACGATGGTGTAAATCCATGTTGTCTTCGATATTGGATGTGATTTTAAGCTGCTTGATTCCAAAAATTGTACTGCCGTGTAGTTCTTTCTCCACAAGACCACTCAGATAGTCAACTCGTGTTGCGCCACCATGACCTTTCATCTTCATCAGCGCCTGGTTCACAATAACCCACACAGTAAGAGTAAAGTTTTCATACCAGTCGTTGACATTACTGCGGTCAGTCATGTTTACCTTAAAACAAATATAGCTGTGTGCGGCCTCGATCGTGTCGGGAATATGGAAGTAAGGGAAGATGTATGTATAAATCGCCTCGTCAGGCTCTTCAATATCATCATTGCCCATTGCTTCAACAAGTCCGTCCGTATTGACCAGCTTCAAAGCCAATTTGTTTTTGTAGTCCGTAATCAATTCACTCGTTGTCACAGCAAACTCACCACCTTACATTCGATAGATGTATTTGCCGTATCATCTGCATTTGTCAGAGAAATCCTAACAGTTGCGCCATCCATGATACTATTATTCAAAATACGAATTTTGAAAACATCATTCGTAGCAACCTGTGTTTCAACAAAGCTCTTGAACTCATCAAGGCAAATAAAACTCCACTTTGCAACTTCCGCAACCTCTTCACCCGTAATGCTTGTGAACACCGGAGTGAACTTTTTCCAAGAGCCACCAACACGAACTTCCGGCTTGCCTGCGTACTTAATAGTAGCTGTTACCTGAGAATCCGCATCCGGCTCATCACTCTTATTCGGCTCAAAATAATCACAAATCATCTTCTCGGCATTATCCGTCTTACTGTTGTACTGATCCTGCCGGATATTCAACACAAGGAACCCCTGTGTCTTGCCATGCAGTTCATAACGCTCTGTACTCTGATCAACAGAAGTCGTAACATACGTTTTAGGCTCGCCATTGATGATTTCCAGCATAAAACGCTTATCAAGGTCGATCAGTGCGGTCTCGTCATCAAAAGGCATCTGCACTTTATACTCACGTTGACTCAATGAAGTCATAACAATTTCCTTATTATTTGCGTAATAAGGCTTGCTCAGCGTTGCCCAACGAGAAACTATCTCACCAGTAATCGGATTTTGCCATTGAATCTGGCGGTTACACAACTCCATTTTTCCACGAAGAAAAATCTCATCATTTGGTTCTATCTCAGTTACCAGCCATTTACAGTTGTAGCAGTCAACAATATCACCAAGGTTCAAAGAATCACCTGGGTAAGCCCAGATCTTCTTCTCCTTGGCTACGCTATTACTACGGCTGACAACCAGCTTCTGAGGCAAGCCATTTACTAGAGTATTATCCTCGTAATCAACACTATCTTTGAAGTGTGCAGCGAAATCACGTTTTGCAAAAGCAATTTTGACATCCTTTTTGTTAGACATCTTTGCGGCACCACCAACAACTCGTGCCCTCGTATAAAAGTCCATCTATGTACCTCCTTACTCAGAGTAGGAAGCGTATGTATCATAGTCGATGGTCTTACGCTTACGGGTCGAGCGGTCTTTTGCCATATAGTTATCTAACATCGTCATATTCTCCTCATGGATGTCTTTCACAAGGGCACGAATACTCGCACGCTCATTAGCAGGGGAGAATACCTGTAGACTTGTAGGAAGGTCTTGTGCGCTGAATGCCTTTAGCTTTCCAAACTCTCGTTTGAAATGCTGCTCCAACATCAGGTGTGCAAGCATATCAATTTCGTCGTATGTAAGGTTTGAATTGAATTCCTCTAGCTCAGAATCGTAATCATCAAAGCTGAAATTCTCTTCAGGCTCAATATTTCTTGAAACAACAGAAAGTGACTCCATCAAATAGCTTTTTGCACGGTCATGCACAAGGTTTCTTACTTCATTCTCGTTCAAGTCAAAATACTGAAAGAAGTTACTATCAGTTTCAACCAGCTCGTAGAACTTGTCGTATATTTCCGAAAATGCGGTCACACTATCCCTCCAATCTTACTCGGCGGGAACGACCTCCGCCTTTTCTGCCTCTGCCTTCTTACGGCCACGCTTAATAGTAGTCTTTTCTACAGAATTATCCGATGCAACGGCCTGTGCGCCAGCCATCATAGACTGCATCTGTGCCATCATAGCCTGCATCTGCTTCTGCATTTCTGCCATTTGGTTCTTTGTAGTTTCAAGTTCGGCCTGAACATTATCAGCAGGCTTAGTCGCAGGTACAACAGACAGCTCACTATTACGCTTGCCAGCACGGAGTTCCTTATAACGCTCATCAATCAGGCGCTTGACCTTAGTAGACAGGTCTTCACCGGCATTGGTCATACGATAAAAGCGACCACGAATACGCTCAAACTGAGCACCATCCTTGATGTCAATCATACGCTGAAGATTCTCGACAGTTGGATTCAGAATCGCATCATCAATATCTTCAATGAATAGAACATCGTCACCCTTAATGCCAATAGCCTTAAAGATTTCATTCTGCTCTTCATGGCGAAAACGCAGAACACCATTCTTGAACGCAGAACAAGTGCTGTTCATATACATGATCTCCTCCGGCGGAATAGGAATCACACAAGGCTCTTCCACACTACCGGGCTCGAAAGTATAACCCTTACCGTTCAGTGACGAAATGGTAACTACGTTATCGTCGCAGTTCAGAACGTCAATAAACTTCTTTTCCATCACGGAACTCATAATTTGTCTCCTTTTCTATAAAAGCGGAGACCGCAAAGTCCCCGCTCAAATTTGCCTTTGGTAAAAAATTACTGCAGAACGATCTTGGCAACACGCTCGATATGATCAATGCTGTAGCCGAAGGTAAAGTCCTTGACCATCAGATGGATCTTCTCGTTATTGTTGTCGTGATCCTCGTAAGTATGAGTCTCGCCCTTCATGTCAAGACGACCGATCTTGCCCGCGATACCATAGATCCGCTTATCCGGGATCAGCATGGAACCATCACCCAGCTTCTTGGCGGAGCTAATACCAGTGATAGCAACACCATCGTAAGTCTTAACCAGACCATAACGGTTAAACTCATCCTTAGCTGCGTCAGACAGATACTCAGCGTAACCGGTCATACGACGCATCTTGGCACAATACTTCATCAGACTGACAGTGAAGGGATTACCACCATCTGCGTACTCATTCAGATACAGAGTCAGAGCGTCCATATCCTGCATAGTGGGCTCCTTACCCTGTGCATCAATCTTCTGCTCGCCACCAGTAATAGCGTCATCAACCATGCCGAAGATGTCATAGAACATCTGGTTCTTCAGAGCCTCAGTCATAAAGGTGGTCAGAGTTGCCACACTCTTCCAAGCATTACGTCTTACTTCCACAAAGCTAAGATCAGCCTCGATCTGCTTATTACGCCAGACGGGCTTAATAGTCTCGTAGTGCAGGTAAGACTTCGGCACGTTGCCACCCTTAGCTGCATCATAAGCCTTCAGGGTGTTCTTAACAGTACGACCTGCCTCGTAATCATCAAACTCACCAACATTACCACGCTCAAACATGGAGTCCAGCAGCTCATCAGGTGCACCATACAGCTCATCAGTCACGGTGCGGTTAACAAACTGAGCAATCTCCTTGTTGGGGTCGCCCTTATCAATCAGCTCCTCAACATGAGCGCCAACAACCTCAGCAATTTCCTTGTCCTCGGCATCCATAGCGCGATTGTACTGAGTCTTCTCAGCAACTTCATAAACACGACCAGGCTGCTTCATCAGCTCGGCCACTTCAATATTCAGTGCCATAATTCATTTCCTTTCTCTTCGCGCAAAATAAAAGAGCTACCGCCAAAAGACGATAGCCTTAAATTTCACGTATCGTATTCAAGATTTTTCTCTCAATCAAGCAACAGTCTTTGCCTCGGGCAGCACACTGATCATAATCAGCTTGTGGCCGTTGTCGTCCATCACACCAGCAAACTCAAAACGAGAAGTACCAGTAGTAGCGACCTGCCACTTACCATCAGTATTGACCTCCAGCAGCTTGCCGATATTGGTATCCTGTGCATCGCCATCCTTGTACTGGTCGGTGCCGTACAGCTCGCCAGCATACAGAGGAACGCGCTTCACCAGCACACCTGCCTCAATCTCGGTGACCATCTCATCATAGTCATCAAAATTAGTCTGGCTTGCATAGATGCCCTCCGGGATAAACTCATGGGCAACCATCTCGATGCCCTCGGCGGTAGCTGCATCAGGGAACTTAACCTGACCAGCCTTGTGGTCAACCTGAACACCCATACCGGTGACCATAGCGACCTTTGCGGCATAGTTAGCGGGAATATTCTTCGCGCCGTTCACCATCAGTTCACGAATCATAATATTTTTCCTTTCTCTCAAATGTTATTACTTACCCAAATATTCCCGCCATGCGTCACGCTTGTTAGCGTTAGTGGTGTTATACTTGGTTTCATTCAAATTCAACTTGATACTCTCAGGCTTATGTACCTCAGAGGTCTCAATCTTCTTTTCAGTAGGAGCCTTCTTGGCGGCTTCAACGCAACGCTCAGCAATCACACTCTTGATGCCGGTCTCGTCCAGATTCTCAATCAGACTTGCGTAATTGCCACCCTCAGAAACTTCAGCTTCAGTAATCATCTTGCTGGAGATTGCGTACTGACGCAGATTCTCCTTCTTCTGTGCAAGCTCTGCAGCCGCCTTTTCTGCTTCTGCCTTCTCAGCCTGATCCTTATATGGAGCCAGAGAAGCAACCTCTTCCTTTGCACTCTGCAATTCAGTATTCAAACTTGCAATAGTGCTATTCAGCTCCGCAATCTTAGTGTTGACCTGAGAAATAGAAACAACCAGAGTGATATTTTGCGGCTCGCCCAGAGAAACCTCATTACCCTCAACGGTGTAAGGGAACATAATGTAATCAAGGTCATTGATAGGACCATACTTCTTACACCAAATAGTGTGATCTTCTGGGAACATCTCGACCAGATACATGTCAGAATTGATCTTACGAACTTCCATTCGCAACTTACTCATGATATCATCGACAGTCAGACTGGAAGTCTCTGGAGTGGGCTCAGGCTCACCAGCAGGTTCAGTGCCAGTTTCAGGCTCGGTCGGGGGAGGAGTTTCACCGCCTTCCTCGGAAGTTTGAACATCAGGCTCTGCCGGAGTAGTGGGCTCAGTAGCAGGTGCTGCGGCAGGCTCGCCAACGGGGGTCTGCTCTGCCTGCTCAGGCTTAGTGGACTCGACCTGTACGGTCTGAGTCTCCTTGTCCTTATTCAGTTCCAAATTTTTTGCCTCCTTTTCATTAGATTCTATATTTGAAATCTCTTTTGTGTCCTCGATATAGGCATTTGCCAATTCAAGACCAAAATCGGTTTCAGCGACTTCAAGTAGTTTAGAACACTTATATGCCGGCTCAACATTTGCACCAAGCAAGCAATGCGCAGTAAACACACCATCGTCAATGATTTTTGCCATGCGACCACCCACGATTCCCTTATGAGCTTTCAGCACATCGATTTCCCAACTGGTGTTTAACGTGCCACTCTCAATACGGCGCAGAATCGTCGCACAAGCCTTTGGATATCGTTTCCAGATCTTACAAGAGGCAACAATAAAGTCGGTATCGTCAATTTTCTCGATACCGACTGACTGAAAACTACCGAATGCATCAGTGTCAAATTCGGCAGTCTTATATTCATTACCATCGTTGTCTTTTCTGGTGACGACTTTCATATTGTGACCGGAAAAATCCAGTTCACCCTTTGGAGCTACGACCAACTTACCAACAAGCGGGTTGCCAACCAGTGTACTCATCCAACTTTCAATGGTGTCACGGTTCAAAGCAACCTGATTCCCATTTACTGAGAAGTCACAGATGACAAACTTGGCAAGATAGTGGTCTGGATGCTCCGTAATCTCAGAGCAACAGATATTTTTACTATAGAAATACTCCTTACTCATTGTTCATCACCTCACTTACTATCTTCATTTCTCTGCTGGTCATAAATTTGTTTTTCAGTTTCCTCGCCCTTTGGACGGCCTGTCTTTTTATCACTGTCACCACCAGCGCCGGAACTACCGGTCGATGTATAAGAGGTCTGGCGAGCCACAAACACATCGTCATAACCTTCTTCGGTTTCAGCCTGACGCTTGCGTAATTCATCCTCAGCATGAAGTCCCATATACTCGTAAGCAGTCCTGTAAGAACAGTTCAAAGTGGTGAACAGGAACTGAGCAATCGCCTTCTTCATCTCCATACCCATCATTTCAGTAGTAGAGACCTTCACATCAGGGCAGTACATCGGGTCTACACCTGCATCTTCAAGGCGAATACGATACCATCGCTTTAATACATCTTCAATCTGTTCTGCAATCTTACCGATATTTTTCATCAGCTGGTCAAGAGACACCTTTGCAGTTGAAACAGTCTGTTGACCATCAGTATTCAAAAAACTAATACCCAAAGCAGCCATTTCTCGATTGCGATACTGTTTGACAGTCTCGATATTTGTCATCTCAACTTTTGGCTCAACATACCTGATATCCTTTACATAAGGAGCTGTCGTCACAAGCACGGTATTTTGCTTCCATGCACGCAACAGGTTATCGTGTGCCGTCACCTGTTCAGCAAAACCCTTCTTGTCGTTGTTTGGACCCATCAATGCAGGGTCAAGCTGTTGCAAGATAATTTTCTTTGCTTTTGCCTTAGCATTTACACGGTCTGAAATATCAAAGGTCTCAAGCATCAATGCCGGACGTAAGGCGCGGAATAGGGGAGAGACACCATATTTCTGCCCCATATTGCCAATACGAATCACACCACAATGGTCAACATCCAATTTTGCATATGTGTCACCATTCTTAAATGCCTGATACACCTCGTCTGGATAGTTGTTTTGAATCTCAGTTTCCTGATTTTCAAAGAACAGTGCTTTATTCTTCTTATCCTTCAGCATAGATTTGCTCAAAGCAGATTTCAGCTTAGACATGTTGATAAGCACAACAGGCTGTCCATTTGATAAATAATCACTTATCTCAGCAATACCAAGAGGGTAGTAGTCTACAATGTAGTTCTCATCCTTCTGACGCAGATATATAATATAAGTGCCCTCTGCGTAAGTCATCGGAATGGCGGCACGCAGCAGACTTCGCACATTGATTTGTGTGTTGAAATCATCAATCACTTCACGGGCGTAATTTACCTGTTTTGTCTTATTACGCTGCTCAGGGAACTGTGCGAAACTGCATTTGAACTCCGTATTAACATTCGCCTCAATCGCATCATAAGTAATGCCAATCAGGTCATCTTTATTGATGTAATTACGAATGATTCCATTTACCGTCTGCACATTCGTCAGGCTTGACTGTAGCCCTCGTGCAAGTTCATCAATTCGGTCAACTGTCAGCGTTTCAGAGGAGGCTGATATTTTCAAATATGTACTGTACTGCTTGTTCTCAGGGTCATAAGACGCAACTGCATTTCGGATGACGTTATTCATTCTCTCTTCTGAAAGCTCATTCAAAGAGGTGATAACAACAGTACCATCATCCGTCTGTGAAGCAGTCACGACATCAAAATCTTCCTTTTTCTTTCTTGCCACATTTTCACCTCCTCTGCTTAGAAGTCAATGTTAGAAATGCAAATCGGCGGAGTAGTCATTGTCTCCACCGCAGACTGACGCACTTTATCTTTACGACGTAATTCGTATAGACGATGGGCAAGCAAAATCGCAACATAGAACCTATCATCGTGAATTTTATTTGCAACGTCGGGTGCCAAAGCATATGTTACAGTCGTATTTTCAGAGTTTGTAGTTTTCTGAATACTTGTAATCTCGTTCTTCATCAAGTCGATGTTGACCCACGCAGTCTGTTCCTCTAAGGAAAGCTCATGCGTCTTCAAAATTTCTTGACCAGTTGATTTATCCACGCCGTCTACTACCTGAACGTAATCTCCGCCATTATATTCAAGAGGAAAGTGAATGACGCCAAGATTCATCAGCTCAATGAATTCCTCGACCATAACGGTACGATACTTACGAGGACTAATCAAACGTAGCTTATCAACAGCATCTGGATAACGAGCATCATACCCTTCGTACAACTCATGATTTGCGTCAATAAGGCCGCGATGTTCTGCACCTGACTTATCGGTCCAATTATTAAGCAATCCATCCGCATAGGTCGAAGTACCGCCACCACCTGCTCCTTGGTCAATCATTAACCTGTCAATGTACTCATAGTCTGGGTTCTGCCCATTGTAGTGCAAAATCAATTCATGTAACTGTTCAAGTTGTCGGTTAGAGTCAAGCTTGAATTTCTTCTCATTCGCAAGGTCAACCATGTTTACGCAGTTGATAATATCTCCACACATGCCGTTTTCTGGATCGTTATAAATACGCATAACGCCAACAATAGAGTTATCCATTGTGCGAGCGGGGTCAAACGCAAGGACATATTCGTAATTTTTATCCCAATAAAGCTGAGGAATATACTTGCGCTCATTACGACGAATCGTTCCCCATTTGATAATCTGGTTCACACCACCATCTCTGCTTGGGCGATTGTAGTATTCACGCATCGCCTTCATTCTATTTGACTTTAGCGCTGCTTCGACTTTATCTCTTGTCAACAAAGCCTTATATGGTTTTCCATTCATATAAACTTGAATTGCAACATCACAAATCATGTCACAAACAAAATAATCACGGTCACCGGCAATCATACGCTTTGCAAAGTTTTTGTAATAACGATAGAATAGTTTGTCCATTGTATCCTGACTCGAAGCATACACAAGCTGTGTAGGAACCTTGCGAGGTTGAGTATCAGGGTTATAAGAATCGTCCGTATCAGTCACGAAATCAGTATTCTGAGTGGCAAAAGCTTCACAGACAACAATCAGTTCGTCAGAGCAAAACGCAGCCTCGTCAAAAAATACAAGAGTTGCACGACGGGATCGGTTGGAATCCGGGTTGGAGTTTAGCGTGTTAATAGAACTGCCGTTGTAAAATTCGACAACGTACCCGGCGGGGTTATGACTAAAGCCACTCTTGTTAGTTGCAGACTTTTTGGTTTCCTTTTCTGCAATATCTTGCAAACTACGGATAGACGCAGCTGTTTTACCAACACGAGTGACAATTTCTTCGATTTTATTAAAAGTTTCCTTACTCTGATCACCAACGCTACTTACAATATAAATAGCTTGATTCTCATATAGGATAGCCTTTAGTAGAATGAAAACAGAACCTACAAAAGACTTACCAAAGTTTCGACTACACGCCCAAAGAACATGACTTGCATTCCAGCTCTGTTCCAGCATATATGCCTGAGCGTCAAATAGTTGGATGCCCAATAAATCTCTGGCCGCAATAACAGGATTGCGCCGATAGAATGCAATCGTTGCCGCATCACACTCATAAATCTTACGTTTTACGGCTGTGATAATAGGCGCTCTTTGCTTCATTCTCATACGGCATCACCATCCGTATCTTTTGCGCTTGCGTCGATACCGGCATCTTCCAACAGCTCTTTGAGCCGCTGATTCTCGATAAGAGACAGTCTGTATTTTTCCTTAGCGTCATCACTTTCTTTCTGGAACTTATCAATCAATTCTCTCTGTGTATCGAAAATTTCCTGCATGTCGTTTTCGTCAAAGAAAGCATTTTCCTTGATTGCCTTAACACTCATATCTGCCGCCCATTGAGTGCCCGGAGACCGTAACTGGTCGTAGAAGTTTGCTTCTGCACCAGCAATATCCTTTTCACGCATATCCTTCATTAAGAATGTAAGCGTATTACGTCCGGCATCCTTATTAGAACGGTTCTTGACAGAAATCTCGTTTTCCTTGGCAATCTTATCGTTGTTAGAAACCAGCTTAACCTTGATATCATTCAGACTCTTGATAGTGTCTGCTGAATTCATCGGGTCAAGCTGGGCAAGTCGGAAATCAATCTTACGAATCTGGCCGTTATTGATGACAACCTGAATAATCTGAGATAGTTTATAAGGATCGTCCTCAATACCATCTTCAAAATATTTAATAAGGTCACTAAACAAATAACGTCGGTCGTTTTCAGAGTGTCCTTCAAACGGGTCGTATCCGACAACCGAAATAACATCATCACGAGCTTGAATTTCAGCCTTTGACCACTTTTGTTCTTTTTCATCTCGAACATCCAGAGCATTCTTATTCAATTCACCATTTGTAAGAACAGTTGCAAATGTCTGGAATTGATATTGCCGACACGAGAGAGCTCTGGCGTACATTCCTGGTTTGCAAGAGCCGGAGTTCTGCACAATAGAATCATAAAGACTGTTATAGAATGGAAAATCCAACATATGACAGAGAATCATACATGCTGTACGTTCACTCTCATATCGTTTCGTGTACTCATCGAATAATTCATTGACACACTCCTTACAAAGAGTAGAGAACCCACCTCGATTTTTAAATAATTGAGAAAAACTATTTTTATAAAAATGTCCAGTGGGAGCTTCATATGAGTGTTCACAACGAGTACATTCCCATTTTTCCTTGGTGGGTATAGATGCCTCGACGGAATCTAGTACCTTTTTCTTTCTCGGCATCAATACACCTCCAATCAAAACCAAAATAAAAGCCGTAGAACGTGCGCACATCCTACGGCAACAAATACACCCTCTAATGTGCTTGCATAGCAGAGGCCGAGAGTGTTTCCTTCTATAAAAGACCTATCATGATACGCATCGTCGAGAGGCTTAATAGGTTCTGTTTTTAAAAGCGTCTCTCACATGATACATACTGCAAGTAGGCGAGTGAGAGACTAATCATCTATGTGAGCTTGCTATGTTCACGACATTTATGTCGGTAACATACCTTGCCCTGCCAGCGAACCGGCATAATAATCAAAATAAACCTACCGCCAGAGGGAGTAGAAAACTGACGGCAGGCTTGCAAAAGGGGAGATGCTGGGTGCAGAGGGTGGATTCGAACCACCGACATTCTGGGTATGAACCAGACGAGCTACCTGACTGCTCCACTCTGCGTTATATGATGCCTAAGTGTCACCTATCTCGCAATCGTGTGCGCATCACAGATTGATTTATAGTTTGACTTCGGACTTGCCTCCAACCGCGAATTGGAAGCCATTTTGTTGGTAGGTTGAGTAAGATTCGAACTTACAACGTTTCTAATGTCACGGAGTTACGGTCCTCTGCCTTCACCGTTCGGCACACCAACCTAAATAAAACCTACCTTTTAGCCGGTGGTAGGGAACCGGTATAATATAGGTCCTCCGGGAGAAGGACACGACATCAGGAGGATTCGAACCTCCGGTGCCTTGCGACACAAATGGGTTCAGGCCATTCGCAATAAACCAGACTCTGCCATGATGCCATAATAGCCCCACTTTCCATATATTGCTGCTTCTTGTTTTCGAAGAGTAGGGAGTAGCAATATAGTCATGGAGATGGAAGGACTCGAACCCTCGGCCTCTCAGGTTGATCAGTTTCCCGCGCTCTAGCCACTGAGCTACATCCCCATATAAACAAGCATCCATCAAGCTATCCGAGCTAAGTTGAATTGTTCTCGTGTTGATAAAACGCTTGTTTTAGACTTTTAAAACTTCGCATTAACGTAGCGAAACACGAATAGCTTATCATTTCGTTCCACAGAACTACTTTGCATCCAACCATCCGTAGATTGAGTTGGTCTAGGCGGTAGCAGCTATTGACCGCACAGCTTGGAGCCACTTGTAGGAATCAAACCTACGACATATGTGGTACGAACACATTATTCTATCTACTGAATTAAAGTGGCATGGAGCCAATGACAGGACTTAAACCTGCGATATCGGGAGTACAAAACCCGCGTTCTATCAACTGAACTACACTGGCACATAAAACCCGTAGACGCTAGTCTACGGGCATAGAAAAGGAGACAACAAATGATGTCCCAAAGCAAACCTTGCGGTCGTACTTCTTTTTTAATTACCCACTTACTGGTAGGGTGTCACCGCTTTTAATTCAAACGCACGATGCGTGTTTTATCTTCATTCAACCTTCCGAATTTATCCTGATAAACCAGAATAAACCCTTCTCGCTGAGATGGGGTTAATTTTCCATCTGCATAATCCATTTTTGACGTTTCACAACAACAGCCCTGCTCATAAATTACAGAATTACCGATATCATAGTGACCTGTTTTATGAGTGTGTGCCATCACGATATTGTCAAAGAAATAATCATTATCCTTGAAATACCGATATGCCTTTTCTGCCGTTTTCAACATACCGCTAGAGTAAGCAAGTGGATGCACAAAAATTGTTTCACCAATAAAACTAAACCAAGTATCGTTATAGACAATCTCGATACCGCTGTCCTTAAAAACATCAATCAAAGGGTCGTAATGAACCTTTGTATGAAGCTCCTTGTTGTAATGGTTAAAGCCATCAACAAAAATAAGCTCCAACGATGTCTTTGGCATAAGTTCAAGCAAGTCGGTGTCCAGATTCTTAGCAAGATAATTCTGGAAGCGTAAGTCATGATTACCATAATTGATAACAACCTTCTTAGGCTGAAGCATCTCAATCAGGTCAATCATATACTGCCGTGCAATCAGAATTTCCTCCATTGGACTCTTACGATACACCTTATTAAAACGAGAAATGGCCTGCGCATCAACCAAATCGCCGTTTACCTGAAGGATATCAATCTTGCCAGCGTACTCACTAAAAGTCTCAATGGGCTTTTGAAATGGAATATGTAGGTCGGAAATAGACAGGATACAGGTTCCTACATCTCTATTAGATAAGGACTCCTGATACTGCATACCCGCACGGAATGCCTTAAAACGCTTGCGATATGTGCACTCACCAAAATTCTTACCCAACTCATCATTGAGCACCTTGGATGCGCCATCCCAAGTCAACTCTCTAGCCAGAACAGCATTCCCGATTCTTACAAAGAAGTCATCGCTCGTTTCTTCTGGCCGTTTATTATAGCAACCCATTGGCATCAAGCCGGGTCGCCCAGCAGCTCATCAGAAGTGGAAATATTGATGGTGACACCCTCAATACCATCCCACTTTGCCAGAGCTTCATTCAGATTGAAGACATTCTCGCCATCCTTGGTAATCTCGGTGATAGTACCCTCGGCAGTATCAATAATAGCGTTCTTAAAAACAACACTCTTCTTAGCAACCATAATTCTATTCTCCCTTATATTTTATTTCAATTTTGAAATGATTTAGCAAGACTCTGCAAGCTCTGGAAATACCAAAGCTGCTGCCCATTTGCTAATCCAACTGTTATGCAGTGACTCAAAATGTTCAATTGCTTCATCAATCGTTTTTATACGACGTAAATCAATTTCGATATACCGTCCATGTTCGTCAGCATACTTTTCCTTAATATTATCTCGCTCAAACTGCTTTACAAAATCTTCTTCAGTCCGGTGAAAATATTTAATACGGCTATAATGCTGTGACCCCATAACTTCACAAAACAGTCTTTCGGATGGAATATAAATGTCAAAAGGCATATATCTTCCAGTCTTTGGATTTTTAACAGCCTTATATTCAACAATCGTGTCAGGATATGTTTTTTTGCAATACTCTTTTAGCTGTTGTGCGATTTTGCTTTCACATCTATGATACGCACACTCTGGGCAACCTGTTCCATGATGAAATGTGCTCCATTTTGTGATTTTCTCGCCATGCCTTGGACAGATATATTTCAATTCTCCAAATGCTCCTGTATATTCCTCTTTCTTTGTTAAGAGTGTATATCCACGAGACTCAAATTCGCTTTTTATCACATTAAAGTCTTTTAGTTGATTTTTCGAAGACAAAGCATGTGCACACAAACTACACCCAGATCCATCTCTAAAACTTCCCCAAATAATGGTTCTTTCACCATGAATCGGGCAAAGATAATGTAATCGAGTTCTTGTAAAAGAAATAATATCCTCTTCCTCTGTTATAAGCTGATATCCACGTTTACGAAATAGTTCTGCGACATCAGCATAATTGAGTCCACTGTAAGTAAGCATTCCTTTTCTCGCTGAACAGCTTTTACACCCACAGCCTTCAAGAACTGCGCAAGCAAACATATCAAACATCTTGCCGCAAGTGTTGCATTTCACAGTTACCTTTTTATTTGAGCCAACATACTTTCCAACAACAGTTACCTTTTGATTCTTTATTTTGGCTTCTTCTTGAAATTTTTCGTTTGTTTTTCTTACAGCTCCTCGCATTAACTCACGTCCATTTCGTCAGCCCACTGGCTAATCCATCCACGGTGGTTTGTAGTCAATTGACATACGGCAACGCGATCATGCTTTGCAAAATGCTGGAGACAACGCATAAAGCCAGAGTCAGAAGGTTTATCAAGGTCACACTGTAAATCATGACCAATAATAATCAGCTTTACCTTTTCGCCATCACTACCATCGCAACGAGAAATAGTCTTCTGTAACTCTTTAGGAGTATAGTTCTGGCTCTCATCCAACAAAATTATTCCACTCAGGTTCGTCCCACGAAGGAAAGTATGAGTTAAACAAGAAATATAACCAGTACCATTCTTCTGGTTTACCATAGACTCGTCATTGATAACCTTGTTAGGGTCAACGTTGCATTTAATCAGAGCCTGATAAAAGGGTTCAAAGAAAACTTCCGATTTTTCCGTGATAGATCCAGGGAGATAACCCTGACGCTTCTCACCATAACTAGATACAACGTAAGTCAATTTATCGAAATAGCCAGCCTGAACAAGCAGATTTGCAGTCGCAGTCGCAATAAGCGTCTTGCCAGAACCAGCTGCAGCGTTGCAGATCACAACATCAATATTTGGATTCCAAATAGCGTCACGGAATACACGCTGTTCAGGGTCTAAAGAAATGCCATAAAAACCATACTGATCAGGATCAGTAATCTTCTCCATAGGGATATCAGTAGGAACCTTTCTCTTAGCCATATATTTACTCTCCCTTAATTGAACTCATCCACATCATCGCAAATCTTATCTACGATACCAAAATTGACCTGCTCAGTAGCATCCAGATACCAATCCTTAGCCTTATTCTTGGTCATGGTCTTCTTGTCGATAGTAGAGTGAGCCATAATATACTCACGCATCTTCACAACCTGCTTCTCGTAGTAGTCCATAGCCATCTTAGACTGTTCGAAAGTACCCTGAGTACCGCCAGAGCCACTATGAATCAGCGCGGTAGAGTGAGGTAGAGCAAAGCGCTTCTGACCAGACAGCAACATCACAAGAGCGGCGCTCATTGCAATACCTGCGTTAATCGTCCAAACAGGAGTCTTACTCAGCGCAACAACATCAATGAAGCTAAACATTGCATCCAGCTCGCCACAATAGCTGTAAATAAACAGCTTAATAGGCTTACGCTGCTCAACAGGAGTATCCTTATCAATACGGTTGTACTGCAGAATCTTGCGCTCAATTTCAATCAGAGACTGGTCAATCTCAAAGTCAATAAAGAAGATGCGATCCTTCTCATCAACGTAGAAGTTCATCATCTCAGGAGAGGGAAGACCGCCACCATTCATAAGGTTGGTGATCTCTTCTGGCAGTTGAATTTCAAAGTCCAATAGTCTATACCTCGTTCTTTCAAAGATTAGTAACGTGCGTTACGCTGCATCTGCTTCAGCATCTCGACAGCGGCAATATTAAAAGGAAGCAACTCAAGATATCGAGCAGACTCTTCCAGATACCGCTTGTGACGGGTCTTTGCAATGCAAGCATGAGGGAAGACCTTTCGCACAGCCTTCGCTTCGGACTTAGTGATTTCAATCATTAGGTAAAACACCCTTTCAAAATAAAATAGGTAGGAAGAAAACAAGCGTCCTCGCTCTCTCCCTACCATAACTTTCCGCACTGTGTTTTACTCTGTATATGTAAAATTATAACGTATCTACGTTAAAATGTCGCGCTTTTCCGCATTTCATAAATCAAACATTTTTCTATTTTGTGCGGTTTTCTCGATATTTACGTTTTTGGCGCACTTACGACAGTATTTTTGCCTGCGTCCGGTGCGAGCAACCATCTTTCCGCAACAATCACACCTGATATATTCTTTCCCGCAATACTGGCTCCATAGAATACCAGCATTCTCAAAATCGTCCACGAAAATCTCATGAGGAGAGTCCGGCTCTGCAATCAAAACATGGATATTCAAGTTGTCAATCTTTTTCAAGCTAGCAAACCCAATAAAGCCAAGATTATGTAACTCACAGATCATCTCGTTCTGTTTTTTCTCATTTACAGATACGTTTGCCATCCTGAAAATATCAGCCGTATCTTCCGTAATCCAGTAGTTGCATTTTTCATTAACAGCAATATGGTATTTTGCCAGACACAGCATCGTAAACATCAGGCGTTGCATCTGCTTGCTTTCAAGTGCTTGAATCTTCTCTACCTCAGCCTTCGTAATGCACACACCATCAAGTTCGACCATAGGACGACCTTTAGCAGAAGCAATCGCTTTATCAATCAATTCTCTATCTAGTACCTTGTTATACCCTTCAAAATGACGTAGTATATACTCGTTAAGCTTTTCTCTTACGTCATCCTTTGAGTATCCCTTATAGAAATAATACTTCGCTACATAATGCAAAACATGCCCCGCTTTCTTCCAAGGCACATCCTTCTCTAGCCACTCTTCAGCGTAAAGAACTTCATTCAATACAATCATCCGCATCCTCCTTGCTATTCATGTCAACCAACACATCCTTGAAACGCTTGCCGTCATATTCAATATCGCCATTCTCATCCTGCACAAGAGAATGCACCATACCATTATGGCGTTCCAATAAGCGTTTAATCAAAGTATCATGAAACAACTCCCAGACGATTGCAATACTGGATGCATTCTTTTTACAAAGATCAAGCAGAATGTCGCAAAGCACATCGTCATTAGAACACTTATCGTGAAGATTGCGGAACATACTTTCCTGATACAGCGCAATTCGCTCCTTGCGGTCTGCGCCGGTTTCCTTATTATTATTTCCGTTGCCAGAATGGATTGCGTTACCACGAGCAAACCTCAAGTAGTCCTTAAAGATAGAGCGGATGCCATAATACTGAGAGTTGGTATACTCAACACCAGACTTGAGCGAGTCGTAATCAAACTTGCGCCTTATCTTGAGTTCTTTTTCAAAATCTTCAAGCTCGTCCTCAACAGTCCAGCACAGGCGGTTCATGGTACAAGAATTAATTCCGACCGGCATCCGATAGAGGTAATACTGGATAACCATTTCATCCACATCGTCCTTGACGGTCTTTTGCATAATCTCATCCAGACCGGCAAATCCATCCCACTTGATACGCTTGCGAGCTGCGGCCACATACTGCTTGTAATCACGCATCTGAGCAGGGTAGATGTAGCTCATAAAGTATGGCTTACGCCATGCGCAAATACTGCTCCAGAACTTCTTATCCTCGATAGTATCAGGATTATCATCGTCTTTAACGGCGCAAGCTTTATTGTCATACCAGTATTGCGGCATATCTGTCGTAGCTACGCCTTTTATTTTGTCGATCGCGTTTTGTTGATAAAGCTGTCCGCAGATAATGCGATACGTAAGTTCATCGTACTCTTTACTACCTTGCTCAAATTTACTTCGCACATCAAACATCGTTGTAATTCGGTTTGTTGTACGTCCAATATTATCTCCAAATCCGCTGATATTAGATTCAATAAAATCCTTTTCGGTCGGAACTTTTTTCTCGCATTTGCGCTGGACACAAAGAACGACCGGCTCATTTACCCATTTATCAATGAGAACTCTATTGTCAGTAGAAAATGTAAGGTCGGCATCGAAATCTTCACCGTTAAGCGCTGCACACATATTATCCCACGCATTGGTGATAAACACGGACTTCATATAGCGATACCAGTATTTGCAATCATCAGATACATTCAAATTCATGCACCGAATATTTGCCATCTGACTCATAGGAGCTCTAAAACAAGCAATCCTCTTGACGTCTCTATCATTCCAAAAACGACTGTAAACCTCACCGGCCTTCAATAGTCCGGTTACCTCCATCCGAAACATAGACTGGCAAAGCGCATATGGATCGCCACTCGCAACTTGAAAATTCCCTCGTACCTTTACAACACCCGTTTTTGCCTGAGAGATTCGCTTTTTAATAAAGTATCGAATCCGATTCTGCACATAAGGGTCGTTAATCATTTCCGGCTCAATCATAAGAGCCTTAATATAGTCGTTTTCCAGACTGTTTATGTAATTCGGGTCATCACGCATTCCACTACCACGCAAATACAGCAACGCATCACGCCAATCACCGCCCATGACACCCTTGATTTCGTCCAAAGTCGGCTTTACAAGCTCACGAATCTCATCATTCGTAAGCTGATAGCTTTGGATAAACTGATAATTCAGATTGCGCTCCTCATCAAGCTCCAACTCACAAGTCTTGGTCACAGAGAAGTGATAGTGGTTCTCTCTACAGTTTTCAAGATAGTCCTCACAACTATGGTAACTATCCCAGAGCTTTAGCATAGAGGTGCTAAGAACGACCTGAATTCTATTGATGTCGCGATAATCTCCCCATGCGTCCTTTAACATATTCTGTTTTGCTACCTTCTTAGCGAACTCACGAAAAGGGAAGGGGAATAACATACCTTTGCAGAACGCATTTCGCACACAGAAGCCAGACGCAGTGGATGGAAGTTTCAGATCCTCACTCCACTGTTGTGCAAGGTCGTAGCTAATAAGCCCAAAGCCGTCATTTGCACACAACTCACAATCATGTTCTTTATCTTCGACTATCGTAGGTTCTCCAGATACTCCATCGTCCAGAACAACAACATGATCCTTAAAGTGCGTATAGCAATCATCAACAACAAGTACGCCATCAGGGTCAGTGACCGGAATAGAAGCAGAGCAAGCAAGGGCTCTATAAGCCTCTAACTTTGCAGGCACAAATTCCATACCCCTGTTACGGCCATTATCGATTCTCTTGCGGATCTCATCAACAAGACGGTCACTCACAAACACAATCGTACTATTCTTAACGCCACCAGTTGTTCCAACCAAACGGCGATATGTGATTCCGTTGATTTTAAACCCCTTTGAAGAACAAGCCCGGCGGTAATCATTCTTCTTATCTACTACCAGACACATATAATCCGGCTTGAACTGAACTGCGTCCAGCTCAGTGTACAATCTCCGAATCTCCCGGCGGTTCTCTAAACAAGATGGTTCATTCCGCAGCATCTTGATTCTACGCTTGATACTCCGTGCTTTAGCCTCTGCGTCCGTAACACCATTCAACTCATCAATCCATCGTAGAACAGTGCTATCAGCCAACGAGATGATCTCGTGGTTTCGTCTGGCTTCATCCAATGGTAGGGTTAAATCCCATTTTGCTTCAACCAGACGCTTCGTATGGATCTTAAAAACAAACTTCTGGCAAGTTTGCTGCTTTGCCATTCGGCAGTCACCTCCGTATTCTTCTAAAACGTATCCTGTATTGTATAGTTACAAAGAAAAATATAAAATTAGGCTTTTACAGATAGCAATTCTCGCCATCTTCCATAGCCTTGAGCCAAAGTCGTTCACGCTCCTGATAGAGCTCATCCAGCATATCGTCAGCAGTTTCGTACTCGCTGCGAGTCAGGCTGTTACTGTTCATATCACGCACAAGCTGCTTGATATCTACATCAACATCCTCATAAGTACGCATCATTCATCAACCTCAATAGTCTTTAACCGTGATCGTCTGCTCGTCCATAATAGCACCGCAGGCACCGCAGAACAGTTTACACTCAATTCCAGTAGAGTCATGACAACTGGAACACTCACAATACAGTGATTCTCCAAAATCAGCCTCATGTTCAATCCAGTGAGCATGAACCACTCGACGGAACTCACCGCCAGCAGACATTTCTTTTTCAAGAATACTCTTTGTGTATTGCATTGCCATATCGCACCACATACCACCAATAGACTTTGCATTACCTCTGACCCTAGGACGAGCGAGGGCACTATCGAGGACGCCAATCAATCGTGTTGCATTTACAAACTTATCCATCACTTAACCTCCTCAGCTACCATGCGGATCGTCTTATCAATCTGTTCAATCTCTGCCAGTAAAACGTCCACTGTATCAGCATCACTCTCGGAAATATTTAAATCCTTAATCTTATGTAAAGCCCATTCAAGGTTCGGGTAATAACCAACCGTAACCTCCTTTACGCCGGTGCCCATCTCACCAGTCTTGGGATTCTTGCCGGCTGGCCGCTGCTCAACGATAACGAGATTCCGCTCGTCGCAATTTTTAATAATGTATTTACCAATCTGCACTCGCATATCTTAGCCCTCCTTATATAATAGCGCATCCTTTCTTCATCAAATGTTTGAAATATTCAATGAAGAAGTCCTTGCCTCCCTGAGTAATCTTTGTAACATACACAAGACTGTCGCCAACCGGTTCATCTTGATAGTATCGATAAATCGGTTCTCGTCTCTTGAATACTTTAAATAACCCAGAACCTTGATATTTCTTACAAGGAGTGTTATACAACATTCCCTTCTTTTTCATTAAATAGCCTTTGTGCCGTAGAACTGAAAATACATCACTGCTATTTGGAGTAAGCCTACCAATGGATGCCTCGTTTATGTAAATCTCATTTTGGATGAGAACTTCAGCGAGTTCTTCTGCCGTTAAACAACCGTCAGACGGATCTTCTTCATCGAGCATTCTAATTTCAGGAAGAAGTGTTAACTTATCTTTTAACATTTGATAAATAAACTTTTGCCCTTCTTGTGTCCAGACAAGATACTCTTGAGAATAATATCCTGTTTTGCTAGTAAACAATGAAGATTCAGTGTATCCGCTATCTTTATACTGGTCTGTTACAAGCCATGTTTTATGCTCGTCGTTGAAATAGATCACATCATACTTGTAAAGAAAGCTGTTTAATCGTGCGGCACTCCAACCATATTGAAAAGCAATAGTTGAAATAGAAACTTTTTCTTCTGGTCCAAAACCAAATGGTAAATATTTCTTATCCATTTATGTAACACTCCTTAAATATTTCTAGCGGCCTCAAATGCAGCCACATCGTTCATGAAATCATTGATATGTAAATACTTGTCAGCCTTCCGCACAGTCTTAGGCTTAAACTCTTGGCACTTGCATCGCACATCATCACAAGTAGTGAAGCACGGAATCTCATACTGGCATTTTGTGCAGACATGCTTCTTGTGGAATTCTGGTAAGCGGCCAGCAGCTTGGTAATACTCATACGTTACCTTTAAATCAATCCAGTAGGGGTTATCAAAATTCATTGTCGTCACACTTTCTTTCACAATTTGTTTCAAACGTTGCATTTGGAACATCATCATCGTCCCAAATATCAATATTTACTCTCATGGTCTCTTCTATAAAATGGCGGATTAAATTATCATCATCAAGAATCTTTATGTCGTATAAAAATTCTGGTTGTTCACCCCAAATTGTGTTCTCAAAATTTGGATTCAACTCACTCATCATACGACCGCAACGAAGACTTTTTAACTTGAAGATACCATCACACATAGCATTGTTTACCTTTATGTATTCTTCTGACGGCGAGATTTTTTCGATACGTTTCATTGCTCTATGGAGAGAAGACGTTTCTGTGATGATATGATACATTGGATAAGCATTGTCGTATCCGAATTCCTTGAATATTTCCTTTCGTAATTTTCTGTAATACTCTTCGCTTCTTCCGTTGAAAAATATTTCACGTTCACTCTCGCATTGTTGACCCTTTCCATTTTGAAAGCTTTCAATGATTCTTGTGGTCATTTTTAAATATCTTGTATATTCTTCTTTTGTTGGCAAATGAAGCTCACGAGGAGACCGCCTAAAAAATACCACTGGCTCAACCTTCCATATGATTTCTTTATTTCGAGCCATCGCCTTAAACGCGGATTTTACGTATCCTTCCATTGCTGCTTTTGCATTGTACTTGAAAAGCTTTGCTTTTATTTCCATCTCAGAGTCTATATCGTGAAACTGCCTACTATAGTCTCTAAAGCTTTCATTCGTCATACCGCAAGAGAAAAATATGTCATAAGGATTCCAGAAAAGTTCAATCTTGTCCTCATCGTGCATATTGCATTCTTGAATCAGCTGATATGCAATCATATTTTCAAGCATTAGTGTGTACTTGCTGGTCCCAGGTGCTGGTCGTGGTGGTTTTATTTCTGAATCTGGACGGATACTTATAATGGTATAGACGTACCCATCTTTCTTAAATTCAACAAACCTATCAAGATCAGCCAGAAACTGAATCTTACTATTTCCTCCAACAGGCTTATCATTTTCAGATGAATTTGTTAAGGCTCGGAAGAGCGCCCCGAAATTCTTAAACGAGTCTCCATCTTGAAGCTTTCGCGCGTTCTCTTTTGTCACAGTATGTATCTTCCTCATAAAGCCTCCAATCTAAATTGCCAAATATTACCAGCAGTTTGTCCATAACTTTCACATATAAATAAGGAATAGAATTAGGAAAAGTTATGGACAAACTTTTCTTTTCTAAAAAATTAGTTGTACTTTGAATTCTGTAAGGTTCTATCGCCCACAACTCTTCTTACAAAATATCTCTTAATGGTTTACTCGACTTGAAGCTATGGCGCGCAAGCGGCATAGATTCAATTTGAGTAAACCTACGAGCGTCCTCAGACGCGAGATCCCTCTCCACGCCCTGTCTGGAAGACTGCTATAAATATCCACCACAGTAATTCAATCACTAACTCCTTTATCGTATCCTGTATTGTATAGCTATCTACACTCATTATACCATGAGATTGCCAAAAATTCAATAGCTATCTAATACAGGATACGAATATTCCTAGAGCCTATTATAATAAGGTATGTTTCTGGGAGTGTAATCTACTGTAGTCTTTCCAGACAGTGACCGTCAGCTTACTTAGCTCAAGTCGCTATCACACATTATTCTCCATGAAAAACATCCAGACGCTTCATATGTTCTGTGTAAGCTGCCAGAGGCTACAATCATGCTTCTTGTAAGTCTTTAAAGTCTTTGAAAGTGCTGCTCAGATGCAAGATCAGCTCATTTATGGCGATAGGGGAGTACAAATGGACAAAATAGGTACTTTATACTCCGAAGAATGGTCATTTTCGGTATATTTATGGTACACATCGGGAAAACCCGCATGAAACCTAGACTTTTCGGCTTTTATTGAGTCAAAAAGGAACAAAATAAGGGGTAAAAGGTACAAATAAAAAGAAAAACTAGCCAAAATATAACGCAAATACGTTAAATTCTAGCTAGTTACCGAATGAGCTACCGATTGAAAAATAGCGATTTTAAGCCATTTTTTGGTATTTTAGAGGGAAAGTGAATGATTTATGGGTGTATGTAGGAGAGGGTATAGGAGTGTATTTTGAGATATTTTTGGCAGGGGAAAGTATGCCCAGGGTAGGGTAAGAGAAGTGTTAAGAGATTACTTATTGACAAATTGGGAAGGATAAAAAGTAGTAGTGTTAGCTGCCAATAGGAGAGGTATTTGGTGTGATTGTTGGGAATTGTTTGGAATTAAAGATAAAATAATATGTAAAATATTGCGATAAAACGTTATTTCTTGAGGATGAATAAGAAAGATGTACTGGGATCTCAATCTGCTGCCGGAAACGTCCAAAAAATGAAAAGTCCGCCCCACGGCTTGAGTGCTGGAAATGCTCAAAATACGACACTCAACAGGGAAGGGCAAGGCGGGAAGTTTTGGCGGTATTCTGATATCATGCCAAAATAAAAGTTAAAAAGTTTTAACTATTTCAGCCGGGGATTGAATTTTCAAATGTTCGATTGCACTTGTAACCATTTTGTAACTTTTGCAACTCTTTTGTAACTATTTCATTCTTGTTACTTTCTTGTAACTATTCTGCCAAATTCTACCATTTTGCCTACATAATGTACCTGTGCGCGTACATACGCATACACACGCACGCACCCATCCGGGACTCTAATATGTACCCGCGCGCGAGATCAAGCCATTTTGGTATTTTCTAGAAAAATGGTTACAAAAAGGTTACAAAACGGTCTAGTCCCTTGCAAACGGTCTAGTCCGGTGGTAGAGTATAGGCACGGGAACGGACTAGACCGAAAGGAAGTTCAAACCCGAATGACGCGCGGTCGGACGGCGCGGGAAAGTTCCCCGACAAATCGCCAAAGGGCAAGCGGTCGTTCCCCGAACGGAAGGAAGTGCAAAAGTAAATAGTACGGAACGGCGCTCAAGCATGATACCACGTCTAACAGGCGGGTCGAGAGTATGGCGGTTTGAACGTGTACACATAAAATCAACCCTTCAATCAGTCGAACGGTTGAATAAATGGCACGGCGGGCAAGGCGGTCGGAATCCGTACTTGTTCAAGTGGTTCACCTTGTAAAACAGGTCGGAACTGATTCCAGATTGACAGAAGTCGGAACTGATTCCAGATTGACAGAATGCGCTGGAAGGATAAAAACAATTTAACCGTTTTGAAAGAATCCTAAAACCCACGTTTTAGGCAACGTTTCAAACGCAAGCTATCAGTTTGTTACTTTTAGGCGGTACAATGCAACCTTGCATGGTTGAGAAAACAGAATATTTTTGCAAAGATACGCAATTAAACGGCGCTGGACTTCAAAAGTTTGGCGCTTTTTGTTTGGACTTCAAAAGTTTGGACGTGTCGCAGACAATAGCAGAAATAGACGGTTTTCCGTGACAATTAAATAATAGCAAGCATGGTTGAAGGGCTGTTTTTGGCAGACAGAGGGTAAACCATGCTTTACAGTATACATATTTGCCCATCGTGGGCGAACCATAGGCTACAGGCAGAACCTGGAATTTTGTCTGTAGCACTTGGCTTGCTCATAATAGCAAGAAGTCCGTACACACATTATAACACATAAAGGAGAAAAATACTATGTCTACTACTACCATTCTGTCCGCTATCAACTTCAACGCTACCGCAGCCGCAGAGAAGAACCGCACCACTGGTGCCGCCGTTGCCCTGTTTAAGAAGGGTGGCAAGGAAGTCAACACCTCTGAGAAGGCTCTGGGCAGAGACTGCCTGAAGGGTATCACTGCAGAGCAGTACGAGACCTATTGCAAGGCTGTCCGTGCTGTCTATCTGGACGCTGATTTGCTGGCACGCTATGCCGCAGACGCGGACTCTGTTCAGAAGATTAAGACCTTCTACTTCAACGATCTGGCAAGCCTTACCACCGCTATCATGGGCGACAGCTTCAAAGTCAATGATGTCTTTGTAAGTTTCACTGTTGAGCAGTTCATTGAGCAGAGCGTGGGCAAGGTGCGTGCATTTACCGCTACCACCGCAGGCCACGGCTACGACACGGAAGCAGAGTCTCAGACAAAATTCGTAAAATGGGTTGAAGCATGGTTTAGTGCCAACGCAAGCGGTGTTGCTATGCTCTCTATGGCAGAGCGTGACCGCCGTGCAAATGTCCGCAAGCTGTCCTCTAAGGTTGTGCGCCTTACTAAGAGTGTCGAGAATGCAGAAGAAGTGCTGTCCTCTGCAAAAAAGGAACTTGACTCTCTCAAGAACAAGAAGGATACCAACGCAAAGACTCTGGAAAAGAAAATGAAGGCTGTTCAGGGCATGGAAAAGGATCTGGCAGACGTTAAGAAGAGCCTGGAATCTGCTCAGACTAAACTGGCAGACCTTCAGAGCAAGGACTTCACCAACGACTTCAGCGCAGAAGAGACCCTGTAAGTGAACCACATAACCATTGTGAACACGCAAGAACTCTACATAAACGCTAGACGACTAAGGGTACTAGGGAAGACGTAACCCTTACCACTACGGCAGAAATGCTGTCACTATCAATCGAAAGAAGGGAATGCTATGCAAAAGTTTCTGTGCAAGAACCATGCAGATCGTCAAATTAAGTTTGACGGTCATTCTGTGCCGTCTGGCGCATATTATGGTCAGACCGCAGAGGGATTACGCTTTATCGCAGTCGTCAGAGTGAATCAGATCGGCATGGTTTGGCGTTCTGGTAAAGGTTTGGTTCCGTGGGAGAAGTCTTATAATCAGACTGTCGTTGACTTCATCAAAAGTGAACCTATCGGCGTAAATCCTGAGACTGTGCATTTTGATATGACAGTGAAATCAGAGCGCAAGAAGGCTGGACGCTATGCAGCACGTTTTGCTGGCACTGGGTCTGCTAGTGCAAATCGCAAGAGCAAGAAGGCAGCGAAACACACTAAGGCTTTCCGTACTCGCAATGATTCATTTACGGAAGAGTACAATAATGCTTCTAGCTTGATCTATGGTGAAATTATCGAGATGAACAGACGACCTCAAAAGGTCTATGGCAAGATTGCAGAGTACATGGATGGCAGTGGCGCTGGAAAAATCCGTGGTGATATGCGTCCTCTTGAGCCTGTTTTTCCTGTACCTTCTGGTAGAAAGGCAAGGTGAATCATGTCAGCAACTGTTTCAAGTGGTCAGAACTTGCGTAAGAGTGAAAAGTTTGCTATAATTGCATCAAAAGGTGGTGCGACTATGGCAGATGGTAAGTATAGAGCTGATTATCTCAAGCGTATGGAAACGAATAGTCAGCTTGCAATCAAGATTCCCAAAAAGCTTTTTGAGGATTTCTCTGCAAAAATTGAGCAAGAGGGAACAACGAAAAGAGCTGTACTCGTGCAATTGATTGAAGATTATACCTACAATTCCTAAGAACCACATAACCCCGGCAACAACGTCTTGTGAATTTATCGCAAGGCGTTTTCTTTATGCCTTGTTTTGCATAAATATGCAAATATTATACAGAATATGCAAATATGCAAAATGAAAACACGTCAAAAAATCACATAAAAGAGGAGTTCTACCATGGCAATTATTGCTATTGAATCAGCTCTTGATGTTGCCATAACGTTCGGTGACACAGAGCTTGTGAAAATCTATCAGGAAGCCCTGGCAGAAGCCGGTGTTGAATACGTCAGCACCGCAAAATGCTGGATTGAATAAGAAAGGATGTCTTATTATGGATTATTTCACCGCAAAAGAAATGCTTGTCCTTGGTATCGTTCTGGGCGCAAGTCTTGTTTTGATTTTCACGCTGATTCTGAAGGGAGAAATGTAAAATGAACAGAGAAGATATTGATATTCTCGAAGTAGGCAATGCTTATACAGCACTGTTCAATAAGGCAAATTATTACACACCATACATTGTGGCGTGGCATTTCGACCCTGATTCCTACACATGGGATCAGGGTCATTATTTTGAATCCCTAAAAGCTGCAAAGAAATTCTTTGCGGAGCAAGAGAAAGAAAACGCGAACTGTCGGTATTGTGAGAATATCGACTGTCCGCACCGTGACGCACTCAGACGTTTGCCCCGTGAAAAGGGTGGTTTAGGTCTTTGTAGGAACTTTGAGTAAAGGAGAATGAAAATGGATATTACAAAATTGGTTGAGTTACTCCCCAGCAGTGTAAAATGTAACACGATTGATTTTATCACTGTTAAGCTGAAAGATGGTAGAATCGCAACTCGTGTACTTCTTGACCGCCTGTTGACGGCAGAGGAGAAGAGGAGCATGAAGAGCAAGCACTTTGTTGGTCTTGATTGCGTTGCATATTATCGAGATGCACCTGAAATCAAGAAGTCTTATTTCTATGTTGTGTAAAAGATATGTTTTAAGGAGAGTTTGATATGACTGCAAGAGAATATTGCAAGAGCCATCCTGTAACCGCTTATGATAGCAGTTATGGCCGTTGTGGTGGCTTTCAGATTCATGGTGACGTTCAGTATGGCATTGATGATTATATCTATGCTCAGTCTGGCGTACTCATTGAGGATGAAAAGTATCACAGTTATCATCATTTGAAGATTCACGAAACAATGTCCGGCAGATTTTATGTCAGGTGTTTTGGTAAGCGAATCTATCTTGATGAATGCTTGAGAACGAATATATGAGAGTGTAAAGGAGAACGCAATATGAAGAAAGGTCAATGGTTCATGAACGATGAAACCGGTGTTATCACCAACATTTATCGTGAGGCTGTTGAATGGTTTCAGCATGGTGCAAGTATTTCCATTTGGATTGACGGTATTTTTGTATGCCGTTGGGATCACTGATAAGAAAAGGAGATACATAAAATGAAACTTACTCAGAATAAGCTGTCTGTTATTCTGGCTACTGTTGTGGCTGGTGTTTCCATTCTGGCAAACTGTATGACCGCTAACGCAGCAGAGTCTGTGAAAACTCGCTTGCAGAATCGTTATGTCCTCGCTGGTCATGTGGAAGGAATTGAAGTATTCCGTAATGGAATCAAGACAATCCATGTGATTGATGAGAACGGCGAGGAATGGCTGTATTCTTACGCAAGCATGGAAGAAACCCCAGCAGATGGTCAGAAAGTGACCATGATTATGAACAACAATGGAACAAAAACCATTCATGATGACATCATCGAGGATGTCTTGTGGGCACGGCCTGATGAAGTGAATGTTGATTGATGTTCACAAAATGTTTGCAGAAATAAAACGTATCAACGCGCTAAAATGCGACGTTAATAAAATCTACATTTTAGTGCTTGACAAAATCAACGGTATCCTGTATTATGTAGCTAGAAAAGGCAGTCCGTCATAGGACTTTTATTTTTACCATATAGCTATATAATACAGGATACGAGAGGAGGCATATAAAATGGAGCAGAGCTGGAAGCTTGGTGACGATATGATTGTAAGTGACAATCTTCTGGATGGTATTACGTTTGAAGATCTGATCCTGACAGTGCATTGCAACTGTCCACAAATTACAGAGCGGGCTGTAAAGAAAGAACTGAAAGAAATTCTTGAGATTCATATGCAAGATATGGATTTTTTACTCGAAAACAATATCGACAAGATAATTGAGATGGCAAGTAAAAACAGAGAATAAGGAGATGTGAGTATGAAATGCAATAACTATGATTACGAGAATTTTCACTACACAAGTGATAGTTGCCTGATTCTTATGAGTGAGGTTCGTTATAAGAAAAATGATTTTGGGGAGATGGTTCTTGTACCGGAAGAAACAAAAGAAGAAGTTGTTTCGTCTACGTTTTACACAAACTACATTACAGCAATTCCGTTCTTTGATGATGATTTCTTTGGTCCTCATGCTTCTTGTGAAGCTGAATGGAATAGAACACCGGCAGGAGCTGTGCCTACTGTAGTAACGACAATCAATGGCGCAGGTGATGAAAAGATTGTCGCAACATTTACATTCCTTAGCAAAAGTAATCTTTTGAATACAGCTGGTTGGCGTGAAAAGGAAATTGTCAAGAATGCAAAGTATTTCCATATTGAAAGACTTGACGGTGCAGATATGATTTACCTCTATACCGAAAGTAATGATGGTACGTCGGAGGGCATTTTTGACACTAAGAGATCTATTTGGAGGGGTTAAACGATGACTGATGTTCAGAAAAAGATGTGGGATGCACTGGTTAAAATGTCTGGTGAGGACGTTGCAAGATTATTTGTAAATTGGTGTGGAGAACAAATTCTGGATGATGATTTCTATAAAAATATGATTGATGAGGGAGTGATTGAAAATGAGGAATGATTTTTACTGGAACAGGAACTATATGACTATTGCAAAAAGTATTAACGAAAGGCACCGTACAAAAATTATAATACATAAAAATTGGCAGTGGTATTTAGCTGAATTTGATTCATTGGAACAACTGCATTTCTTTGAAAACGTAGTTGGATTCAGAACTTGCTATCTTGGAATGGAAAATGGAATCGCAAGATTTTCTTTGAGTCATGAGTTTGAAGAAGAAAAATATTTCTGGAAATTGTCTGAACTTCCGGCTGGTGTAAAACCGATTAAAGCATTATGTAATGGTAGTATTGTTACTTGCTATTTTTTGAATGATGGGAAAATTATTCATTGGTATCGTCCGAATCCTAATGCAAGGAATGTTTATAAACCAATGACGTTCCAACAGCATATTAGGCATCATGAAGTGTTTGGTTCATATTGAAAATCAGGAGGACGAAGAGTGATTATTGATTCTATTCTCGATCGCCGGGATGGTAGGCACTACAGTGCACATGATTTCTATAATGAGGTCAGAAAATATGAGCGTCTAGGTGTTGGTACGCACGGAGAAGATATTTCTATCGCAATGGATTACGGCGATAACAGAGATGTTCAACGTGTTCTGTGTCAGTACATCCAGCGCAATGGATACCCGGCAGATATTGAGAATTACATAAGAAGTCAAGTCTGGGTGGTATAAGCAGCAGATGCTAGGTGATTAGCGGTACTAGGGCAGACATAACCGCTACCAAGGCAAAAACATAAAAATATAAAAAGGAGTGTTTAATATGAAATATTTGAGTGCAAAAAAGTTTTCAAGAGACGCACATCCATCAATTCATTATACGGGTAGCGTTCGTGGAATGAAAAAAGCTGGACTCTGGGGGAAACATGACAAATGTGTTCGTTGTGGCAATTATATTTATAATTTATCTATCTGGATTGGTGGATACGATTTTTGGCATTAAAAGGAATGTTAAGTATGAAGGCATACATCGTTCGCTATTGGGGTCACAAAGGTTATGAAATTGATAGCTTTTTCTATAAGAAAGAAGAAGCCGAAAAGAGAATGAAAGAAATCAATGATTTCAACAATAGCTGGGATAGCCTGGTTAATTATGCAGACATTGAAGAAATTGAATGCTGTTAACTAAAATCATGCTTTTATAGGAGATGAAAATATGAAAACTGTATATATTATTGCCGTAAAGCATTTATTCGACTACAAAGGAAACACTCTTAATCGTTGGGAGTATGTTCAATTTGGTGAGTGTGGGTACACATTTTTTACTGAATCCGTTGATGGTGCGCAGCACTTTTATTCTATTGATAAGGCTCAAAAATGGTTTGATGAAATCGGTCATGGACTTATCTTTTACGGAAATTGTAAAGGTCAGTATGATTTGGAGTCTCTTTGTATTAAGAGCGTTGTTTTCCGAGACCCTATTGTGAATTTTGTAAGAGATTTGGATTTCAAAAACTGCTAAAACAGATATTTTATTGGAGGTCTGTTTATGACTGTTTCTGAATTTATTAAGAAGTTGAAAGAGTTTGGCTATGACGAAAATACCGAATTTGTTTTTGGAATGTATACCAATACTGAATTCGGAGACTGGAAAGAACTTCAGGTTAGGGGAGTGTCAAAAGGTGTATGTTTTTTTGACAAAGAAACATATCCTGATAAGCCTTTAATTGATGTGACGATGGAGCTGAGGTGAGAAAAATGCTTGTTTACGATCATTTGAAATGCCCGTTTTGTGGCACACTAAATAAGTTTATTCGTGGCAATGGTAGAGAACTTGATAAGTTTAAATGTTTTTATTGCCATAGTTGGTTTGAAAAACAAAATGACAATGAATATATTGCCGTGAATGACAGAAATGAAACAAAAGCGGCAGAAAAGAATTTTATTTATATTCCTGAATCATGTGGCGTTGTCCTTGCAGTAAAGATTGAAGGTAATAAAGAAAAGCTTCCTATGGCAACGCTTTCTTTTGCTTTTGGCGGAACTTATAAAACAACATGGTGTCAGAGTACACTTGACAGATTCAAGAAAGGAATCAATTCGTACACATGGTTCTTTGATGAGCGACCAACAAAAAAGGATTGTTTTGAAGATTACTGTATTAAGGGGTGATAAAAATGTATTCTGAAAAGGAATTTATTGAAGCATTTTGCTGGATGTATGGTGTGTCTAAAGCGGAAGCCGATAAAGCATATATGACCAGTAGTGAAAAGCACATTGAAGCAATCATCGATTGTTATAAATCGAATTGTAAGAAGGCATTTTACGAAGACTAAATTGAGGTGATAGAAATGACTGAGAAAGATAAACGGATTCTAAAATACGCAATCGATAATCTTGTTCTTAGAGAAATCGAATTATGCAAAGGGAGTTGTAAAAGCAACATTGAAAACAAAGCGAATCGTGAACGAGATCGTGATTTGATTATTTATGGTATTCAAAGCGTTTTATATGAGGTTGAACGTCTTGAAGAACAAGAGAAAGAGATGCTGGAGAAAGTCAAACATGAAGTGGTTCAGTTTTGATTGAGGTGATAAAAATGGATACTAACACAAACCATTTTAAAAGTAGAAAAGAATACATGGATCTTGTTTATCATAATTCTAGTCCGTTTGATTTTTGGGAAGAAGTGCGAAAATTTCACAAGGAACGTGAGCAGGAGGAAAAAGAACATGACCAACACTGAAAAGAATATCGTTCTCGCGGCTCTTTCTTCCTATCGGCGTAAGCTGATGGATCAGAGTGTTTCGTTTCTTAGAGCTGGTAACCATGAGGATGCAAAGCAGTCAACGATGGAAGCAGCCAATGTGAATGCGCTGGTGATTAAGTTTACAAGAGAAAAGGAGCTTGCAATATGAGAAACCTGTCTAAACAGAACCGTAAGAAAATTTTTGATTTGATCAAACGTGATTGCACATTTGTTGGCTCTTACGATTTGGAACATTCTGAAGAAAGTGTTTTGACTTATCTCCCGAAGCCCGGCACACAGATTCACAAAGATGTTGAAGAGGTTCGTGTCGTAAAGAACCGCAAGACTGGAAACTGGGTTGAATCCGTTGTTGATGTGCGTTGGTATTACGGTATGACTTGCGCTGATGCAGAAATGATTGAACGCAAATATCAGTGTAAATCTAACAAGTGAGGGTGTGGAATATGAATAGCGAAAATAAGATTGTTGTTACTAGCTGGAATGGTAAGTCTTGGGAAATGACACCTGAACAGATTGAAGCAGCTTATCGTTATAAAGAGCGTCAGTATCGTATTGATGACGCTTATAATCAGCTCGAACTTAATGCGGACTGGATTGAAGAAAAATATGGCTATTCATACAATGAAATTATCGAGTTTTCGGAAGAGTTAGCTGAACGATTTCAGGATAATTTCGATTGTAATGAATCAGAAAATGACGCATGGATTGACCGTATCACAGAAATGTTTAACGCATATGGCAGAAAGGAAAATAACAATGACTGATCCTTGCCGTTACTGTGTGGCACCGGAGCGCTATCCCGGTTGCCACGATCATTGTGAGAAACTAAAAGTCCATCGTGAAAGTGACGAGTACAAGAAGCTGTGTGAATACAAGAATACATACCTAAAAAGTCACTCAACAGCAAGCTCTTCTCAAATCAATAAAGCGATGCGGTATTTCAAATATAAAGGCTACAGCCTTTATGGATTCAAAAATGTTAGGAGTGTGTAAAATGAACGGCTATTACGTTACCATTGAAACAAGCGTTACTTACACAACGTTTGTAGAAGCAGACAACAAAGATGACGCTTATAAAATTGCGAAAGATAGATTTGTTGCCGGTGAAATCGAACCAGATAATCCAAACCCAATTGATATTGATTATGCTACGGTAAAAGACGCAGAGGAGTGATAAAAATGAGAGAATTTGAAGGTTTTATTTTTCCTAACGGAAGAATTGTAGCGATTCCTGAAGAGGAATATATGGCAGCTATCGAAGCAGGGAAAGAAATTCTTGTGTTCTGTGGTGGATGGGCTGGTGGATACGCTAGAGCGTTTGGTGCAGATAAGGAACAGGATATTTATGAGCCTGATAAAACTTGTTACATGGTTTATTCGTATGATGTCATGGATAAGACCTTTACGCCAGAAGATATGAAGCGGTTCGCTAAAGTGATTGTCACAGATGGTATCCGTGTGTACATGAAAACAGGTGAGTCGGCCAGTGATTATTATTCTGGAATTTTCTGTGACTGTGGTACGAAAGACAGGCTCGAAGAACATTACCCTGACACTTGTAGCAACGATATTGAGCAATACGATTTCAGTGATTGTCAGACAGTTGATTTTGATATGACTGTTCGTATGCTGGGTGCCGATGATAAAGATTACGAAGGTATGGTAAAGATGCTCAAGGAGATTTTGAGGTGATAAAATGTGGGATTTAGTTGAAAATGAATATTCTAAAAAATATGGAATTGGGTGCGCAACCTTTTTTCGTGACAAACAATTAAAAACAGCAATGGTTATGTATAAATATAATGGCCGTAGCGTTATGTTTTGCTATTCCGAGTACGATAATAAGATTCTATCTGACGGTGATAAAGACGAAATTGAGATGACAATCAAAAAGAAACTCAACTTTTGGAAGGATTAACTATGTGGGATTTAATTAAAGATGAATACTCTGAAGAATATAAAATCGGAAGAGCAAAGTTCAAGAACAAACAAACAGGTCATTACTTCACAATCATGTATATGGTACTTGATTTTTGTATTTCTTTTTATTATCCAGAGTATTCTTCCTTTTTTGTTCTTCCTACCGCAAGAGATAAAGAAGAAATGAAAGAAATTATTATTTTAAGACATTCTAAAACTTTGGAGGATTAACTATGTGGGATCTGAGGGAAGTCCACGCTTGTTTTGATGGTGAAAGTTGGGTTTGGAACGGATCTTTCCATCACAAGGATGTATTTGTAGATGAGAACGAAAACCCGAGAGAAATCTTCTGGCAAGAATGTCAGATGTTCTTTCTTCAAGATTATCTTAACAAGTGCGAAATTGTGGATGACGGCGATATTCTAGAGCTTCAGTTGAAGGATTCTGGCGAGCCGGTTCTTGCTATGATTATGGAAGAGTAAAGGAGAATGAATTATGAAAATCGAATCTAAGTATGAAGATATTCTGGAATCTCTTGAATGGGGGATTGTTGGAGAAGATTTAAAAACGATTGATATTGAAAGTTGGTCTCCGGCTGGTGAGAATATTATTCTCACATTAAACACAAATGACATTCCCGGCAGCGCGATGAGCGAATATGAGAATTTCGATGTCGATGATCACGCAGCTGAACTAATTGCAAATCGTGGTGAGAATGGTATCCCAGATTCTGTTTGGGTAATTGCTGAAGACGCATATAAGATTCGAGATATGCTTAAAGAATTGGCATACGCACTTTTATCTGCTGAGTAAAGGAGAATGAGTTATGACGCGGTTTTATCTTAATGCGGGTGCTCTTGACCGTTGGATGCACCAGAATAAAGCACAATACACTGGTGCTTATGTTGAAGGTGTTTTAGTCGATAGCTTTGTTGTTGAAACAAAGCGTGGTGTTGCAGCCATCTACGAACACGCTCTGAATGAGTGGACAAGCAACTATTATGTTGAGTTCACCGATTATAAGAACGGTTTTAAGAATGGCGAAGTCGATAAGATTTGGTCTGATTGGTACGCTTTTGAAGAAAAGGCTAGTGCATAA